GTGGGTCGTGTGGGGTCAGCTGTCGCGGTGCAGCTGCCCGGCGAGTTCGGCGACGGCAATTGCCAGCTCGCCTACCGCCTGCGCCAGGGTGGCATGATCTCCCTGATCGTGGCCGAACCCTCTCTGCGCTTCCCCTGCCAGTTCCTTGGCTCGGATCGCGTGACGTTCTACATCGCCGTATGACATGGGTCGACCCTAGGGAATGTCGGCCCCAAAATCCGTCATTTGCGGCGACGTTCGTCTACCCAGTGCACAATCACTGATCGACGACGAAGGAGGCTGTCAATGACGACGACGACCTACAAGGGTTTCGGCTGCGAAGCCGTGCTGGACACCGAAGCGGGGACTGTGACGCTCACGCATGCCGGAATGACGGTGGCGAAGCACAAGAAGGAGTCGTCGCCCTGGGTGATCCCACTCGGGGCGATCACTGAAGTCGAGTTCAAGGAGAAGACCGTCCTCGCGCGCGGATGGGTCCGCTTCATCCTCGCCGATCGCGTCGGCTGGGCGAAGAACGAAATCGAGGATGTCAACGCGTTCCTGTCCGGCAAGGAGAAGGTGGGTGAGTTCGTCGAAGCGGTGAACGCCGCGCGTCAGTTCGTGAAGCCGGCTGCGATGACGGCTCAACCCGCACCCTCGATGGTCCAGCGAATGCAGGCCCGTGGCGACGAACTCAGCGCAAAGGCGGACGCCTTCAACGCGCAGCGCGCTGAGATCCGGGCGGAACAGAGCGGCTTGCGGCCGGACATCCACGAGGCCCGCGAGCGGATGTTCGGAACCATGGGCGTCAGCCGGGAACTGAAGAACCTCGAGTCCCACCTCTGGGGAGCCGAAACGGTCTCGATGATGTGTGCTGGCCAGTACGGCCGCGGTCAAGGACTCCTCGTGCTGACGAACACTCGGCTACTGTTCGTCTTCCACGGCATCATGGGCCAGACCACCGAGGACTTCCCGCTGGACAAGATCTCGTCGATCCAGTGGTCGGCGGGAGTTGTGATGGGCACGATCACGATTTTCGCTAGCGGCAACAAGGCCGAGATCTCGAATGTCGTCAAGGCTGATGGAAAGGCGATCGTCGATCGCGTTCGAGCAATCATGAGCGGGCACGTTCCGGGTCCGTCGGCAACCACGACGACGCCGGCCCCAACTCCAGCACCCACGCCTGCACCAGCCCCCGCGCCAGCCGCACCGACGCCCCCGCCACCACCCTCGGTACCGGCCGATTGGTACCCTGACGCCAACAACCCTGCGCTCCTGCGTTACTGGGACGGCACGCAGTGGACCGAGCACACCGCGCCTCGGGCTGGGTGACCTGACGTTTCGGGGATCATGAGGGTTGGACGCAGCCGACAGGGAGACGGTTCCGGTGGGATGCGAAGATGGCCGTATGCGAACGCGATTGTTGCTCAGTTCCCTTGCCGCAGCGGCCATGGCGGTGCTCGCCGGCCAAGGTGTCGCCTCGGCTGCACCAACCGATGTCTACATCTCGGCCAGTTCGGCCGGGTCGACCGTGACCGTGACCCTGCACAACAACTCAGGGGCTCCGATCGATTGCGGCGTCTTCGGCACCAGGACGGATTGGAACCCAGAGGTCGACCCCTCGTTCGTCTTCTCGAAGGGCATGGGCAACGCGCTCGAGGAGGGCGGCAGTCCTGACTTCTTTCCTGTTTCCACCGGTGACACAGAAGTGCGGTTCCAGCGGGTGCCAGACGGTAATTACAACGTCGACTGGGGCTGCTACCCGAAAGGCGGAGGTCGTGTCTGGGGAACAAAGGCGGCCTTCAGTACCAGTGCCACTACTGAACCGACGCCGGTGACGGTTCAGTCACCGCCACCGCTGTTCGGCAGCCTCGGCTAGATCACTCAACGACGGCCGTCGGCCCGCCCTCCGATTTGGAGGACGGGCCGTCGTCATTCGGTGCGGGAGGCCAGGAGCCAGCCAGCGGTTGCGACGCAGACGATGATCGCGAGGATGTCGACAAGCATGGGGATTGGACGCAGCGCAGGGGCGTTCGGTTCCCCGGGCGACAATTGATCCGTGACCGATCGCGAGACCCTGCGCGCCGCTGCCCATGCCGTGCTGTCGCTGATGCGGCGACAGCAGGCCGCGCACCAGCTGGTGTCTGACGGTGGGTGGGCGGAGCCCGATGCTGAACTACTCGCGCTCGCGGTCGAGTGCGAGGACGTGCTCTACAGCCGTCGCCCCGAAACACCCGATCTGGCTGACCGGCTGGCCGCGGTGCTCGGCGACGACTGGGAGCCGTGACGCTTCCCGCCGCACATCGCGGGTACACCCTAGAATCGCGAGATGCTGCTAACTGGCCTGCTGATTGCTGAACATGCCGAAACGGTCAACAAGAAGATCAACATCTATGGCGGAATCCTGGACACATGGGGCATCCACCCCGAGTCGATGACCGGCCAGTTTGAGCTCATCATGCTGCTGCAGGCGTCCATCGAGGATGAGGGCCGCGATTACGAGTTGAGCATCGAGATCATCGATCCCGACGGTGAAGTCTTGGGTCGGAGCGACCAGACGATCACGGCGGACCTCGGCGACGGGGAAAACCGCGGCCTGCATCAGACGATTCGTACAACGTTCCGCAGGCCCGGGCGCCACGTCTTCATCGTCACTGCGGATGGCACCACCGCCACAGTTCCGCTGACCATTCACATCGACCCGACGGTCTCTCCGTAGCGCCGGAGCCTCAGTCGGGCGTGCCGTCGTCTTCCGCGTGTTCGTGGTGCGCCCCGGATTTTGGGAAGTGATTGACGGACGGGCCAGATGGCCAGGCGTAAACGGGTCTGTTCACTGCTACAGCTGGAACCGGTGAGCGGCCAGTTCGCGTTATGCCCGGGCGAGTGGTCCGAAAGCCGACTCCGCGTGCTGAAGACTCCTCGCGGGGATATGTTGCACCGCAGCGAGGTGCCTCGTCCTCAGCCGTTTGGACAACCCGAGTCTCGAGCGAAGCGGTGTCCAAACGAGTCCGGCGATCTCGTTAGCCTCGTCTCGAACTGCGTCCGCGAACTCAGCATCGATGCCGCCTGACGTGTCGGGATCGAAAAACCCATCGTCTCTGTCGTCCTCAACGTTCGCTCTACTGCGCGAATTCGCAGCGAAAGCGTAGAAGATGTACTGGCGCACGGCCTCACGGGGGATTCGCGCGATCAGTGCAGCCGTCTCAAACCGGTGGATGGCGGCAATGAAATCTTCGAGCCGAACGCCACCGTCGCCTGCCCATCGCTTCGTCTCGACCTCTTCCAGACGGTCGAGCACCTCCGCGCGGACCTGTCGGCGGTCCCGGCCACTCGCGAAGTGCTGCGTGAGAATTGATCCGACACCAAGTGCACCGATGATAGACACGAACGTCGCCCAGTCCATCGGTCGATTGTGACACTCCACCCTGGGATGGCTACCCATGTCGTACGAACGAGCGAATCGGAGTCGCAGGCCGCACCGTCCGCCTGGCTACGGGAAGGGCCCAATGTCGCCAGGGCTCACGCCCGACAAGGCCGCGATCATGCGTTCTAGACCCCAATTTGGATCCAGGAGTGGCAGAGGTGAGGCGCGGACCGAGAATGCGGGGACTCCATCGATCCACGCCCTGAAATCGCTGTGCCTCGCTGCTGGCGCGAGCACTGCGACAACATGAGTCGCATCAAAGTTGAGGTCGCCTACTCGACGCCACTCCCGCTCCCACCAAAACTCCTTGCGGCTCGTTGTCCACGTACCCATCTGTTCAACGAACGGTGTCACGCGATAGATCGATCGAGGGTCGTTCAGTGGTCGCGATTCTGTAGCGATCGCAGCGTTAAGCGCGTTCGTGGGCCAGTCGTATCCGGGTGTGTGGTTGACGTACCAGACTGGATTACATTCATTGCGTCGGGCAAACGTCTTGGTGAAAGCTAGTCCATACGGAGCAAATTTCATCGCGCGATCTTCCGCGAGTTCCTGCGTCATGGTCCACGAGTGCTCAAGTGGGGTTTCGGTGAAGCAGACCACGCGCTGCGTCGCAACGACGTCCGGATCAGCATGTCGCGCTGCCAGGCCATACGCGTTCCTCGCCTCGATTCGGCCGTTCGTTAGGATCGACCACAGCGCTTGTTCCGAAGTTTGCTGGGGCGGGATGTCCCGAACGAAGTGCACGAGAAAGGTACTCAAGTCATTCCGTCGGTGGAGCATTTGCTCGATCGATGTCATCGCCGAATTATGGCTGACGATCAACACAGCGTCCGCAGAACGTGTACAGGAACACGCGTGACGCATACGCACTTCCCGTAGTGGGCGGGTGCCGAGCGTCCCCTGCCCGGACAAACAGTGAGCCTTGGTCGCCTGGGTGGGGCATGATTGCGCAGTGCCTGTGCCTGACTGGATTTCATATGCAACGCTCGGGGTTTCGGCGGTCGCCGCGGGGGGTGCCAGCTGGGCGGCGTTCATAAACAGACGTGCCGTTCGCCTGGAAAATCAACGCGGGTGGGAGCGAGACCAAGTCACCGAGCGATACATCGACTTATTGCGGGCAGTCCAGGACTTCGACTCGGCCATTGTGGAAAACGTGGACCGGACTCTGCATCAGTCGCCGGTACCTGACCTGACGCCTGCGTGGCACGCCGTCGATTCGGCATACGGCAAGCTCATCCACAAGACGACAGAGACGCTCGTCGTGGCGAGAACCCACGTCGCTCCAGTCCTCATGCAGATCTTCACCCTCAAACCGACCGTGATCGTTCCGTTCACACGCAGTCACGGCGTTCCTGAGATCGCCCTGCGGCGTATCGCAGCTGAGCGCAAGTTCGTCGCGCAACTACTGACGGGCCTTACTCTCGCGATTCGGGCCGACCTGGGGTTGAGTACAAAGACACAGGTTGCGGACCTCGCGGAATGGTTGACACAGTTCGAGGAACTCGAAGAGAGATCCGTTGTTGTAGGCACCGCCTGGTCCGACTTCGCAAATGTGTTGGCTGAGTATCAAGTTGAGCCCGCAGCCGGCGCTTTGCCCGACTACACGATCTCAGCACAAGCCATGAGCGAATACAGCGCTCAGCTACCCGCGCTTGAGGACAAAACGTTGTCCGCGATCCTCTTGCGTGACGGCGACCGTCTCTATGCGGCCGTCAATGCATCGTTGCCCGAGGAACGGATGGCTGCGGCGCTCAGGCAGGCTGCTGTGTGTGTGGAAACTGGCCTGCGTGGTGGCAGCCCGGTTGGAGGTGGGTACAGGAATATGCCCGATGGCAGCACCCGCCTTTACGCTTGGATCTAACATCGCGGTCATCGACCCACAGCTTCGTGCGTCCATCCTCCGGGCACTGTCGACGACCGGAATACCGGGTGCACACGGAGTCAGAACGCGCGTAGCGCCTCGAACGAGACACTCGCGACGTCGAGGTATCCGAAGTCGGTGCCGTGGATGGCGTCGGCGTTGAGCATCCCGCCCGCGAGGTAGTCGTTGCCCGGCGCGGCGCGCGAGAAATAGTCAATCACCGGCACCCCCAGTCCCCTCACTGCGGCGACGTACTCGGCTTCGAGTGCGGCCGTGGCCGGGGCCACCGACGCGGCGGTCGGCATCATCGTCTTGAGGATGACGTCACCGGATACTTTCGCCGCGGTGATGATCTGCTGAAGCCGACTCACGTAGTCGGCGGCGGGCGAGGCCAATGCGTTCGCGTCGTTAATACCGAGATCGAGGATCGTCAGGTCGGGCGCGTAGGACTTAATCGCACCGAGCCCACCGAAGTCGTTGGCCGTGCTGTTGGAGCTGTAGGTCACCCAGTCGAGCGTCGTCGACCCACTGATGCCGGCGTTGCCGACGAGCACCTGAGACTTGGTCGAGAGGCGCGGCACGATGTGGGTGATCTCGACGTTCTTCGCTGCAGTCAGCCCGAGGATGGTGACGACGTTGGTCGCCGCGGCTGATCCTGCGGTGACGGTCACCTTGTCGAGGCGCGGCGCGCCTCCGACCGCGGCCGCGTCGGCGTTGACCACCGACCCGCCGGTCGCCTGAACGGAGAACGTACCCGCGGTGCCGCTCGACGGCGCGCGCCGGAAGTAGACATCGAAGGTGTCGGCCAGGACGCCGGGCTCTTGAAAGGTGAGCGCGCCGCCGGTAACACCGGTGCCGCGGTAGTTCGCACCCTTCCCACCGAACCCGCAGTAGGCGTTGGTCCAGCCGTTCATCGCCCACCCGGCACCCGCGGTCCACCGAGTGTCGGCGGAGATCGCCGTCGAGGTGCCGCGGGGCGTGACGAGCCCTGGCGCGGCGGGGATCATGTAGGTGTTGAGTAGTTCGGCGAGTCGCCGCGGGTAGGCCTTCTGCCCGACGTAGGTCGCGGCGGTCGAGGCTTTCGCCCCGGCGGTGGTGGAGTCGCCGACACAGAGTAGGCGCATGTCGCCGTCGCCGTTGCGGACTCGGGCGAGCGCGGCCGCGGTCTTCCGGAAGTTCTTCGCCGAAAAATTGTAGAGGTGGCTCTGCATCCCTCGAGTCGAGTGCGCGTACTTCTTCGCGGCGTCGGCCTTGGCCATGCCGAGGGTTACTGGGTCCATGGTCAGTCCTCCACCGTGATGCTCGTGAGATTGCCGTTGCCGTCGTAGCCGTAGGTGCGGGTGACGCCATCGCGGGTGTCGGTCGCGACCGTGCCGTCCGGGTTGTAGGTGTAGGTCGTCGTGACGCCGTTCTCGGTGACCGTCTGAACGTTCCCGCTGCCGTCGTAGGTGATCCCGGTGTCAGGCATCAGCGGGGCATAAGCCGCGTCGAGTGCTTCTTTCACTTCGGGTGAGTTGACCGCGGCCGCGACCACATCCGGGGCGTCGGCAATCGACAGTTTCCCGCCGAGCTCGGCGGCGACCAACTCCGAGATCGGCTTCTCCTCGTCGGAGGTGTTGTCGACCTTCGACAGGCCGAGGTCGGCCTTCGTGAGGTCGACCTGACCCGACCTCCCGTTGATCGTGAACACGAACCCCAGGCTCTCGTCGACATCTGGCGTCGCGGGGTCGTCGATGTACTCGGCGTCGCCGCGCATGACGAGTACAGCGGCGGATGCGGTGTCGACGCGTAGGTTCTTCCCGGGCGGATGCGGGCCCACCTGGTTGAGCAGGTTGATCCACTTCATCGGTCGCTCACGTCCTTTCGAGGAGTTCGGTCAGCACACGGTCAGCGGCGTGCTCGAGCATCGACAGCCCGCCGAGCGGCCGCCGGTTGTAAATGGCGTGCGTGGACCGGACACCGAGACCGAGGTAGCCGCGTGCGTCTTTCGCGGCCCGGTCGTAGCGTCCCCAGTTCCGCGGGTCCCACCACGCGCCGAGCTGTCGATCGATCTCGGCGCGGACCGTCGGGTTCCCGAGCTTCGCCAGGACGTCGCGCGCCCACGCCGACCGGTCGGCGAGCTGCATCCGCGGGGTGAGTGTCGCGATGACGCGCAGCGGCGACCGCGGCGGGCAGCAGCAAATAACGTCGCCCGGGTGGTTGACCGGGATGACGCGAGAGTCGACGTGCTGGCGGCCGCGTTCCGGCGCGGCGATCCCGTAGTCGGCCAGCCCATTCGAGCCGGGGTTCGACGGGTTCGCAACCGCCACGCACCGCTTCACCTGAGGGAACTCGGACATGATGCCCGAGACGGCGAGGTCGTCGACGATGTCGGCGCCGGCCGAGTATCCGGCGAGGACAACGGTCGCGTCCGGGTGCTCAGCCCTGATGATCGCCAGCTCGATCCGCACCTGCGCGCGGCCGAGCCGTTTCGTGGTGTCGTAGTCCGGGGCGAGCGGGTTGCGCTGCCCGTTGACGAACGCGTACGCCGCCGGATAGTCGACCTCGACGTGCGTCCATCCGGCGCCGAGCCGCTCCACGAACTGCGACAGCATGTTTCCGTCCATCGGCTCGCCGATACCGCGGACCGTGACCACATAGCAGGGCATGTCAGTCATTCATGCCCTCGACTTCCTCGGGTACGTCGACCTCGTTGTCGATGAGCCTCCGTCGCGCGCGAGCGACGTAGGTCCGCAGAGCCAACACCACCCGATCCAGGTGGCTGATCGTCTGGTCACGCTGCCGTAGCCGTTCTTTCAGCTCCGCCAGCTCGGCCTCGTAGTCCGCGATGACCCGAGAGTGCTTCGCCCGGGCCTGGTCGGCGTCGCGGTCGCGGGCCTCCCTCTCCTTGACCAGGTCGGCCTCGAGTTCCTCGATCCGGGCATGCAGCTTGGCGATGTCGTCGAGCTTTACCTTGGATCGCGTCGCCAGGATGCCGGTCACGAGGGCACCGATAGCGGCGAGGAGGCCTCCGAAGGAGGCGATCAGTTCTGGACTCACCGACAGTTCCTTTCAGCGTCACCACGGGCGATCGCGATGTGCAGAATCGCCATGAAGCCCGCGAACGTCCCGTGGACTACAGGAACCGGCGGTTCGGTCAAAACGGCAGAGAAGAGGATGCAGCCGGCGTAGGCCGCGAGGAACGTTGATGCGCCAACGTGAGCGAAGATAAATCCCCGCCTACGCACGACAGCCGCGAGGAGGAACAGGCCGGTCAGAACAAAGCCGAGGAACCACATCGGTCCGATGCTCTCGATCCACACCACCGCAGAGACTTGGCCTGGCTGCAACGGCCGGCGCACCAACTCCTCCGGAGAGATGTACAGCACGCCGACCGCCACCTGCATGCAGCCGGTGACCGCGGCCATCAGCCGCGCGCCCAGCATCAGCCGATGCTGTTGCCGTCGGCCGCGATCGGCTCGTCGCGGATAGAACCCGGCACCACCGCACCCTCGACCACGTTCACCTTCGGTGTGAGGTTCGGACGGGCCAGCAGGGCGATCAGGATCGCTGCGGCGGCGTAAATCTGTCCCTGCTCGTCGGTGGATAGGTCCGCGCCCGCGATGACCACCAATGGCAGCAGCGCCTGCACAACGGCGAGGATGCCGGGGACGACGTTCTCCCGGACCGCGATAAGCACCCAGAGTGCGAGCACCGCGCCGACGAATGTCTGGATGAGTGCCTGGGTGGTCGGCGAGATCGGCAGCCAGAAGCCGGAAACGAGTCCGATGATGGCCATGATCGCCGAGGAGATCATGGCCGGCTCACGGCCGACAATCAGGCGGGCGGGGGTGTGCGTGGGTACGGACATGGTCAGTTCTCCTTGCTGCCGGCGGGGTTCTTCACGACGCCGTGCGGGTCGTAGAAGCCTGGGATGCCAAGCGCGGCGCCGATCGCGGCGAGCGCGTCGACGACGGTGCGGTTTCCGAGCTGCGCCCAGCCCGGGAACGATTTCTCGATGTCGACGACCTTCCGGCCGTCGGGCGCGGTCTTGTAGACGAGGTCCCGCGCGCCGACGAGCTGCTCGCGAACGTCTTTCGTGTCCGAGCCGATCGCCGCGTTGAACGCCCGGGTGAACTCATTGATCTTGTCCACGTCTGTTGCCATGGTGGTGCCTCCAATTCCGAAGAGAGTTCTGAGTTGTGGGATGGACAGGTCGGTGTAGTTGGCGTCGCACGGCCCGAACGGGGCGCACGGCACGCGGTCGGAGTACTGGTGCGCGAACCGGTTCGGGTACGAGTACGACTCGCCCGGTCGGACGCCGTAATGCGGGACGACGAGCGGGACGTTCCCGCGCGACTGCCAGAGGGCGGGGTCGGCGCGGGGGTTGTAGTAGCCGATCACCCGGGATCCGCCGAGCCACTGACGTATGCGGCGGATTTCGTCGTTGATCTCGGCGGAGTGGTCCCGGTTCGGGATGGCTCCCTGCGAGGAGCCTGCACCGGATTCGACGTCGACCATGCACACGATGCGCGGGTCGATGCGGCCGTTGCGTATGACGACCTCGCGCCAGAGGTCGCAGTTCGCGGCGCCCGGGCGGAAGAAGTAGTACGGGATGACGATGTCGAGGTCGCCGCGGTTGAGCGCTGCCAGCGCCCAGTCGAGGTTCCAGGCGGCGTTCTTGTCGCGCTGGTCGCCGCTGTTGGTGCGGAACGAGAACACCCGATGCGGGTACTCGTCGTTCGCGAGACGCTGGAACTGCGAGACATCTGCCCAGAAGGTGCCCATCAGCGGTTCACCGCTTTATCTAGGACCGCGGCCAGTCCGTCGGTGAGCGTGCCGTCACCGAGCTGGCCCCACCCGTCGAACTCGCCGGCGTCGCGAGCCCCGGCGCCGCACAGCTGCTCTCGGTTGTCCTTCGCGTCGGAGCCGATCGGCGCCATGAACGCCTGAGTGAACGCGTTGACCTTCGCGGCATCGAGCGCGGTCTTGCCGACCGAGCCCTTCAGCTTCCCGTCCTCGATGCGGCGATGCACGAAGTCGATCAGCCGATCGGACGCGCCGTCCTTGAACGCGGTGCCGTGGTTGAGCTGGAAGTGCATCTCGTCCTTCCGCGACCAGTCCGCGCCCCAGAAGATGACTCCTTCGAACTCGGCGAGGCCCCGGCGGATTGCAGCCACGCGCTCGGGGAACACGCGGGCCATCCGGTCGCCGCCCCACGGGTACTGCGGGGCGTTGATGTCGAGCGCGGTGCCCGACAGGTGATTCGACGTCGACACGTCGTTCGTGTTCGACCAACCCCATGTCGACGAGACGATCTCGCCCGGGACGTTCGCGTCGTACCAGTGCGCGAAAGCCGACAACGCCTCGAAGGCGTACCCCTTCCGGACCGGCGCGGTGTCCATGAACGCGAGCCCCTGGATCAGCGCGCACTCGTCTCGGTTGACCATGCGCCAACCGTTCTCGGAGTGCGTATTGCCGTATGCAGTGCGGAAACTCATCGTGGGTCAGCCCCTCTCTATTCGGTGGTGGCAGATTCGGTGGGTGTTGCCGGAGGCGGCGGGGGTTCGGCGGGCAGACCGCTACCGGTTGGCCCGCCGAAGCCCAGCGCGCACACCTCGACGAGTGGGGTGTGGCGTTTCCATGGATCGGTGACCTCGGTGTAACCGTTCGGGTCGAGGCCGTAGTTGTATCCCGGTTCGTAGTAGGGGTTTTCGATGGTCCCGACGATGCGAACCCAGTTCGATGGGAGCCCGGTCTGGCCTCCGGATCCGTAGCTGGCGGTGAAGGTGACGCCGGGGATTTCGTCGAGCGCGAATGTGGTGTCGGCCATCAGGCGACCTTTCGTCCGGTGAACACTGGTGACGCTCCGCCTACGTGGGTGATCTGAGAGCGGGCCGGCATCGCGAAGTTTGAAGATCCCGTTGCCCCGTAGCTGTTGCTCGGGAAGACGGGCACCGTCGCCGATGCCCCAACGCGCACCTTCTGTCCCGCAGCGAGGTAGATCTCGGTGGGCACGCCGGACGGGAACGGACCCTCGAGCGGGCTGCCGTCGACGTAGAGCTGCCACGGCGTCAATCGGTAGGCGTTGCGGACGTCGTAGGCGTCGTCACCCGCGACGTCTTGGGAGTTGTCGCGGTTGCTGCTGGTCGCTTTGATGCTGTACCAACCGGATTCGATGATCGTGACTTCTCCGGCGCTCACGTCGACCGTCACGGCGCTTGCGAGATCGGCGATGGTGTAGAAGCCGGTGGGCATCAGCGCAGTGGCGCCGTGGGCGACGGATAGTGCCACTTCGGTGGCCGAGCCTCGCCGCAACCTCCATGCCGGCGTGGTCACTGCGCCTCCTGGCGGGAGCCAGTCTGCCATGGCGAAGGACGCGATGCGCCACGACGCGATCGGTAGGCCGAGGAAGTTCGTGTCTTTGCGCTGTGTGAACCCGGCGCGGCGGAATCCTGCGCCCTTGGAGGCGCTGGCGGGCGAGTCGGTCCAGTCGATGACCGCGGTCCCATTGACGAGCACATAGTAGTTGTCTCCCGAAGTTCGGAGCCGGAGGATGTCGCCCTGATTGTTGGTTCGCGATCGCGAGTACCACGGCGTCCACGTCCAGGCGGTGCCCGAACGGGTGAACCGGCCAATCTGGATCGTCGATCGGTTTGCGCGGGCGAAGACGCCTTGGGTCTTGCCGGGATCGCAGCGCACTTCGACGCTCGTCCACTGGTCGTCGCTGGTCCTGGTGCCCAGCACAATCGACGCCGACTGGGTGTCGGTCTCGTACTCGTACTGCGAGACCTTGTGGTAGTAGCCATCGGCCGATCCCTCAGCGACACCGGCGAATCCGCTGTCGCCACGGATGACGATCTCCGGTGACCCCGCCCAGTCGCTCGACGACAGCGGGTCGCCGTCGGCTCCAGAGAAGATCGTCGACCACGCGAATCCGTTGAAGTCGGGGTTCGATGTCTCGTTCTGCAGGTCCTGGATCTGCTGCTGGGCGGCCATTGCGATCTTCTGCGCGGAGTCGGCCAGTCCGAGCAAGTCCGCGATCTTCTGGCCTGCGTTTGCGATCGCCCCGGCTCCGGCCGCCACACCGCCCGCAATATTCTCGGCGAGTTGCTCGACGCCGGACGCGGCGGCGATCGACACATCCTCGAACCACGAGCCCGCAGTGCTCTCCCCCTTCAGCGTCTTCTGCATGTCGTCCCAGAACGAATCGACCTCGGCGGGAGCGGCATCGAGCCCGCCGGGACGGCCGGTGAAGACCTGCAGCACACGCCGCACGGGCGCGAACAGAGCCTCGATCGCGAGGAGGATTAGATTCTCGCCTTCGTACTCGCCTCGCAAAGCCGCCAACAGCTGGTCGAGGCTGGGCAGGCCGAGGTGGGTGTCGAGCCACGCGGCGAACTCGTCGACGCCGGTGAGATCGATGCCGACGGTGTCCTTCAACCACTGCACGAACGTCGCCCGAATGTGCTTGAGCGCGTCGGTGACCCGGTCGCCGGACGTCTCGATCGTCTTGTCGAGGTCGGTGAAGTCGAGGAGCCCCTGCAGGGGGTCCTTGTCTATGCGGCTGCGGGTCCGCTGGTCTACGACGCGAGGCATGTCAGCTCACCGGGTAGCAGCGAATCGCGAGCTGGGACCATGTCGCGTCGATCGTGTACGACCCCGACCCGCCGGTGCGGCGGGCGATCACCCACACGGTGACGGCCTGATTCGCCGGGATGCGGCCGACCTCCGACGTCGGTGACACAGCGCGACCCGGATCCGCGTCGGACGAGAAGTGCGGCGCGATGTGGCTGACTGTGGTCGTGTCGAGCGTCGACGGGTCGTAGGGGCCGAGCCCGACGATCGGCGCCGACCCCGGCACCGACGGCGAGCCAGTCACCGCCTCGATGCGGACCTCGATCTGCACCTGCGCCGATCCGATGTTGCTGCGACGCCACCGGACGTGACCCATCACGTCCGGGTACCACGCGACCGGCGCCGCAGGGATGACGAGCTGGGCGATGATCTGCTCCCCCGCCGAGTAGCTGCCGCCGGCGAACGCGTTCTGCGGGATCGTGTACATCGTCGCCGCATACGGGGACAGGTCACCGGGCTTGAATTTTGATGCGGCAGAGTCCCATACGATGCCCTGACCATCCAGCGGAGCCGCTGTGTTGTCGTAGTCCGATGCGCCGATGATCGTCGAGTTGTCGCCTTGCGGACCCTCTATGCCCGGGATCTTCAGATGGAAGTGCGGCGACGAGTCCGGGCCGGACACCTCGACCTCGACCTCCCCGTACGGGCCGGACTCTGCCGGCTCGACGAGCTCGGCGGTCATCGACACATCAGGGGTCGGCCCGGGCGGGCCGGCGAGCGAGCCCTGCTCCTGCCGCCAGGCGGTGCCGGTCCAGATGTACCAGAACCCGCCGATGTACCAGGCCCGGCCGGCATCCGGGGCGCCGAGCGTGTTCTCTCCTGCATACAGCGCCGACGAGGTGGAGTAGCCGTGCGCCCACTGCGGCCGGATGATCGGCGACGGGGTGCCCTTGTCTCCCTTCGCACCCTCCAGCGCGTCGAGGGTCAGCACGCCCTCGCTGTCCTCGAGGGTGAGTGTGCCGACGACGGTCTGCGGGTCGCCCGGTTTGCGGGGAATCGCGTAGAACCGTAGGCGGACGGTGCGGTCGCCGATGTGGACGGGCTCGTCGGGCAGAACAGTCATCAGTCCTCCTGATCGGTGTCGTTGACCGCTGTGAACGCGGTGCTGAACTGCTCGGCGACGCGCCGCTTCACCTCGGGCGACAGCCGTTCGGTGAGCGCGTTGACGATCTGACGGGCTTCGGCGTCAGCCTGGGTCTCGGAGTGATCCTCGGGAAGGTCCTCGCGCATCACCCATTCGACGGAGTCAGCGAACTGTCCAGCCTGGTCGGGGATTTTCACTGACACGATGTACGCGCGGTCGTCGTCGACGTAGACGCCGGCGAGAGCGGCGTGCACGGACCACAGCTGCAGCAACGATTCGTCGATGTAGAGGATCGCCCCGTTGGGTGCGACGCCGTCCCGCATCGCGTCGGCGATCTTCTCGGCACGCGCGGTGATTTCCGCGATCTCCTCTTTCGTGAACCGTCGATCATACGGAAAGTCTGCAAATACTCTGTCGCCCAATTGTTTTCGCCTTTCTAGAACATGTCGCCGGCGTTAATGATGGATGCGGCGAAGTTCGCGACGTCGCCGATGGTGCGGAACGCGCGAATCAGGCCGTCTTCTTCGCGGGTGTCGTCGCCGAGAGTGAGGATCGGGCGGGTGGTCTTGCCCTTCTCCCGGACCCGTTTGATGCCCTTGACCTGGTCGGTGTAGAGGATCCCGCGGCGCTCGATGTTGACGCGTTCGCCGAGCCCGAAGTCCTCGCCGAGGACGAACGGTGCGACGTCGCTGACCTCGTGCTCCCACGAGATGTACGCGCGGTTCTTGTAGTCCCCTGCCGCCAGGGCTTGCAGCGTCGACACCGAGAGTCCCGACGCCGCGCCGGACTCGAAGTGTTCGTTTCGGGCGTACGGTCCGGCGGCCGCCGACGCGAACGGGTTGTGGTACTGCGCGAACGCCATGAACACGTCGTCGAGCTGACCCTGGTACAGGTTGTCGAGACCTTCGGTGCCCGCGCTCGTCCCGACCGATGCGCCGACACCGTAGGAGATGACGGTCGCGAGCTGAGACAGCCCGTACCGGATGGCGAAAGTGATTGCCTGGTTGAGCCACTGGGGCGATTTGCCGCCGACCACCGTGGTGACCGCGCGCCGTTTGTGAATGTTCATCACCGACCGGCGGACGTTGCCGTGGTCTGCGTCGCGGTAGGTGAACGGCGACGGTTTCGGCGCGACCATGAGCAGCTTCCGGATGAACGGATCGGGCTCTGAATCGTTGTCTGCGTCGAGGTCGAGCGGCACGATCGTCGACGTGAGGAGGTCATCGAGCGTGGCGGCGACCAGGTTGAGCGCGCCGTCGATCGCGGTGCCGGTCGGACCGTCGACACCGGAGTGGTCTTCCCACGCGAGGATGACACACGCACGCCGCGGCTTCAGCCGCTCGGCGACCTCCGGACCGAAGATCGTGTACGGGGCAGGGTCACCGGGCAGCCACGTGTACGCGCGATTCGTGACGCCGGCGTCCTTCAGCAGCGGAGCCTGCGCCGTTTCGAGGTTGCCCCACCGCGACGACAGAGTGCCCCACCGCGTCTGATCGAGCAGCGGGTTCATCGGCATGACCTGGACCGGCCAGTTCAGGATGTGGGTGTTTTCGAGCCACGTCTTGGGGCTGAAAAGATTCCGCGGGATCGGCGAGAACCCGTTGAGCGTGTAGATGCGGAACAGGTTGATGAACGCCGTCGAGCAGCAGGTGAACGCGGTCGGCCCGCCGTTGAGGAAGATCTTCGGCGCCTGCACCTGCATCGGGCTGATCGGGTTGGCGGCGATCGAAATGAAGTTCGGGTGATCCCGGAAGCTGGTGCACTTCAGCGTTGTTCGGGTTGGCTGGCCCTGCTCGACAACGTCCTCGATGTCGTCGATCCATCCGCCCCACCGCGACTTCCAGTCGTGCGGTTTCGTGCGGTCGGGGTCGACGGTGATCATGAGGTTCTGGTCGTACGGGATGTCGTGGGTGACGAGCTTGCGCAGCCACGCGTACTCGTCGCCCACGATCACGGCTTCCGCGCCGCCGACCTTGTCGTCGAGCTCTTCCCACTCCGCGCGCTCCGGGTCCTCGATTCGGGCGAGGACCCGGAAGTCTTTGTCCCAGATCCGGATGAGCGGTTCGGTCGGAGGCCTCTGCAGGTAGGCGTAACGCCGCGCCTCGAGAGACGCGACCGTCGACGCGGTCACTTCAGAAGGCATGATCGAACCTCTGCGGCACCACGCACCAGATGCGTGCACCGACCCGCGAGTGCGCGACTTGCAGCGTCGCTTCGCTGCCTGCAGGGATCGGCACCGAGAATCCCTGGCCGGTGAGTCGTTCCAGGACGGTGAGTCCGCGCTCTCCCGCGTTGCCTGTGATGATCGACAGCAGTTCGGAGTTCCGGATGAACTGCAGCCACGGGTTGTCGACAGGGTCGGTGTCGGCGATCGCGATGCGGTGCGCCGGGTCGGTGTCGATGAGGGTGTGTTCGCCGTCGCCGAGTTCGATGTCGATGACGGTGGGTGGATCCCTGCGCAGCCGCCGGCCACGAGGGGTGAGTTCGCCGCGGCGGAACAGGCCGAGCACCCCGGGCAGGTCGACGTCGAGGTTGGAGTCCTTGGTGATGATCGCGTTCGGCCCGTCCGGCAGCTTCACGCGGCCGCCGCCCTCGCAGATGAAGTACGCCCACGCCGGGATGGAACCCCGGTTGACGACCTTGATCGGGCCGACGCCGGCGCCCTCGTTCTTCCACATGCCGACGACGTCGGGGCGCCGCCACCGCGGCTGACCGGACACGGCCAGCACCATGTCGTGCATCGACAGGTTGTCGCCGCCGTTGGTGGGGTCGTCCTCGTAGATGACGTTCTCGCTGTCGAGGAGTACCGGCACCCACACCTCGCCGTACCGGCGGGTCGACACCGACCACCACGACGGGTCTGTGTGCGACAACCCGTCGAGGAACCGGCGACGGGTCGAGTACCAGCCGAACGCCGAGTCTTCGACGAGCAGCGCCCGGAACGCAATCTCCGCGCGCTCGTCGACCCACCGCTCGAACCGCGGCGCCGAGTTCGCGGTCTCTGACCACACGCCCTTGCCGGGGATCGACCCGAGGCCGTCGATCGGTCCGTTGATCATCGCGCCCTCAGCGCCCGCATACGGGCCCGTGAGATGCCACACCCGGCCGTCGGGGTTGATGAGCTTGTTCGTGATGCCCTCCGCCCGCAGGCGGTACGGCAGGGCATCCCAGGCGGTGTTCTCCGGTAGCGTCACCCGGTCACCGACCCACCGGCACAGCAGCGTTCAGGCGGGTGCGCTGGTCTGGCATCGCCCGGCGGACACGCTTCGCGATCTCATCCGGGTCGCCCTGCGGGTTGTGGACGTGCAACGACGCGTCGATGGGACGCTGCCCGGAACCGACCAGCCCGGCGAACCCTCCTAGCCCGAACGCGTTCGCGGCCATACCCGGCGCCGTCGTGTTCGGGTCCTGCTGCGGCGGCAGCGGCTTCGTCGAGAACGGCACCGACCGCTTATCGATCCACGGCGGCGGCTCCCCCTGCCCCGACATCCACGGCGGCTCAGTGAACTTGATCCCGAGCAGAGCGTTCGTCATCTTCAGGATGCCCAGCTCCGCGGGGTTCGGCAGCCACGACCCGTCGAGGCCGATCGTCTCGAGGACACCGCCGGCGAGGATCTTGCTCAGCTCCTGCACCTCGGAGACGTCGACGTTCTGTCCGTCCAGGACGACGATGATCTGCGGCTTGTCCGACCCGGCTCCTGTCGACCCGCTCCCCCCAGTCGACGTCGTCGAACCGGGCGCCCCGGTGGTGGGAGCGTTCTTCAGCGCGGCCAGGTCGTCCTTGGCCTGCTTCGCCTCGCGTTCCAGACGCTCGAGGTTGTCGCGCGCGGTCTGCTTCGCCGACTCCTTCGCCTTCGGATTCGCCTCGATCTCGGCGAGTTTTGTGCGCGCGACCGCCGCCTTCTTCTCGGCGTCGTCGGCCTTGTCCTGCGCCTCACGCAGCTTCTTCGGGTCCACTGTGGCCGCCGAGTCCGGCACTGTCGGGCTCGGACCCGGACTCGGGTTCGCAGTGCCTCGACGCTGGATACCGGCACGGAGCTTGTCGTCACTCTCACGACCCGCGAGCCCCGACCCCCATGGGCGACCGCCCTCGGCGTTGAAGATCTTCGCCGCGATCTCGGCCTGCTGCTCCGGGGTGGCCTGCCCGGCCGTCGGTGCGTACTTCGTGCCGCCGTACCTGGCCCACGTGCCCTTGGCGATCTGAAACCCGCCCGACGCTTCGTTGCCGCCTGAGTTTGCGTCGATGACCTCCTGCTTGCGGTCCATTCGGCCGCCCGACTCACGCTTGAGCAGTCGATCCCACTCCGGGTCGGTCGACGAGTAGGTGCCATCGGGGTTCCGCTTCAGCGGGATCGTGTCCACCGTCGGCGCCGGCGGCGACGCTGGCGGTGGGCTCGTGCTCACCGACGTCGCCGCTGCGGGCGCACCCGACGTGAGCGACGTCCCAGCCGCCGAGGTCACCGATGCTCCGGACGACGCGCCCTCCGCGGCCGCGGCTCCATTCCAATTGCCGAAGATGCGTCGCGCGATCCACTCGCCGAGCGTCATCGCCTTCGGGCCCGACGCCGCCTCACCGCTGACCGTCTGCGCCGCAGTGCCCGTTCCGACGGTGACCTGGTCGATGACCGTCGGCTGCTGAGGCGCCGCAGACGAACCGAACGCGAAGCTCTGGCGAGTGTGCACGTGGTCGGTGTGGTCCGCCCAGTCCGCGCCGTAGTAACCCGGTTGCGACGTTCCGGGACCGACCATCTCGCCGTTGGCGACGCCGATCTTCTCCCCGGTCTCAGGGTTCATCCAGATGACCTGCTCGAGTTCACCGCGGATGCTGCGCAGGTACTCGGCGAACCGCTGCATGTTCGACGTCGGTCCGGACCAGTCGATGCCCTTGTTCTGGCCGTCCTTCTCCTGATGGCCCGCGTAGGTGGTCGCCTTCACGCCGAACTGTCGCTCAACGTCCTGGACCCACGGCACGTTGACCGGGCCACTGGACCCCACCGGCAGCCCGTACGGTTCGCGACCAGCGACGCCACCCGTGGCGAATGCCGGGACCACCGCCCGCAGGGCCTCGAGCAGCGGCACACCGCGGTTCAGCCGAGCGAACATCGGCCAGTACTTCGCCGTCGACTTCGCGGTGTTGACGGACTCGCTGTTCGACAACAGCGACGGAACCATGTCGTCGGTCGGCCCGCCGGCGCCGCGCACCATGCCGATCGCACGCTTGAAGAAGTCCGACGGCCGGCCGCCGTCGGCGAGGCGAGGGATATCGGGCAGGCCGAGGGTGAACCCGGCGAACTTCACCGGACCGAGCTCGAAGCCGGGGATCTTGAACTCGATCCTGTTCCAGCCGTCGATGATCCAGTTCACGGCGGCCTTGAACGCATTCTTGATGCCGTCCCACATGCCGGTCGCCTTCTCGGCGATCTTCGCCGGTAGCCCACCGACGAAGTTGACGACGGCCATGAACCCGTCTCGGATGCCGGTGCCGACGTTCTTCACCGTCTCGACCAGCCGGTTCCACACGCCCGAGATGAGGTCACCGGCGATCTGCACGCCGGTCTTGAACGCCTCGATCACCGGCTGGATGAGACCCCATGCGAAAGCGATCGCGTCCTTGATCCCGTTCCACACCGGGACGACGACGTTCTGCCACAGCCAGTTCAGCACTGTGCCGATGCCACGGAACACCGCGAGCCCTGCATCGATGTAGAACTTGATGCCGTCCCACGCGAACCCGATCGCCGCCTTGATTCCATCCCAGACGGGCTGAACCACGCTCTGCCACAGCCAGTTCAGGACATCGCCGATACCGCGGAACACGGCGAGTCCGGCGCCGACGATGGTCTTGATGCCCTCCCATGCGATGGAGAAGACGTTCTTAATCTGGTCCCAGTACTTGGTGACGAGCGCGACGACGAGACCGATCGGGCCGCCGATGATGGAGACGATCAAGCGCCAGTGGTCGCGGACGAAACCGATCATCTTCCCGACACCGTCGGCGATGCCGTCCCACACCTTCTGCAGCCACGGCCACGCGGTGTCGCGGAACCAGTTCACGACGGCCATCGCGGCGCCCTTGATGGCGTTCCACGCGCCAGTGACGATGTTGCGGAACGTCTCGGAGCGCTTGTAGAGCATCACGAGGCCTGCTGCGAGAGCGGTGAGCCCGGCGATGATGAGACCGATGGGGTTTGCGACTAGCGCGAGATTGAGAATTCTCATCGCGATCGCGGCCGCCTTGGTGGCGATCGCCCAGAGCTTGGTCGCTGCGGTGACGATCCGCAGGTTCTTGAGCATCCCGAGGATCTTCCCGCTGGCTCCGGCGAGGCCTGCGAGGATCGCGGGTCCGAACAGTCCGGCGAGACCCACTGCGAGCAGGCCGGCTTCGACCTTGTTTTCGCTGATCCAGCGGACCATCGACGACAATCCGTTCGCGACGGCAGTGACCGCGGTGACGAGGCCCGAGAAGATGCCGAGCAGGACCGGTCCGAGAATCGGGGTGAGCTTCTGCACTACGGCGACCGTGGTCTCGAAGCCGCTGGTGATCTTCGGCCACACCGCGACGAAGGTGTCGCGGATCTTCGTGATGAACCCCTGAATTTCCTCGGAGTTCCACGCCGCCTTGACCTTGTCGCCGAACTTCTGGATCGCCTCGACGCCCTCGGCGCGGAACCACTTGATGCCGGACTGCATCGAACCGAAGAGCTTCGTCACGATCGGTTCGAGCAGGATCAGAACGTTGTTCTTCATCATCTGCCAGGCACCGGACATGGTGGTGATCGCGCCACCGGCATCCAGGATGCCGCCCTCTTGCTCCTCGACCGACTTCTTCAGCTCGTCGACGTTCATCCGCCCGGACTTGATGGCCTGGATGAACTGGCCCGCCGACTTCGTGCCGAACAGGCCGCCGGCCTTCTCGAGCGCCGCGGACTCCTGGCCCGACCGGATGAGGCCCTGCAGTTCGGTAATCGCCTGTCCGAACTTCTCTTTGACGTTCCCGCCGCCCTTGGCGAGGTTGATCATGGCCTTGTTCAGACCGATTGTGACCTGCTCGCCGCGCACACCGGCTTTGTGCAGCGATCCGAGCATCAGCGCGGTGTCGTCGAGCGACATCCCCATCGCCTTGAACTGCGGTGCGCCCTTGCCCGCCATCGCGGCGAGCTCGCCGATGCCTATGCCGGTCGCGGTCGACACCTTGTACAACCGGTCGAGCTGGTTCGACATGTCGCCCGCGGGGACGCCGAAGGCGCGCATCGACTGTGTGAATGCACCGACGTCGACACCCCGTCCAAGGGTGTCGAGCTTCATCATCCGCTTGGTGAGGTCCTCGAGCGGCTGGCCGGTGAGGTCGGTCTTCTTCGCAACGTCGGCGATCGCGGATGCGATGTCGGTCATCGCTTTTGGCGATTCCTTCGCGATACTGCGGACCGACGCGTTCAGTTCGTCGAGGCGTTCCCCGGTGGCGCCGGTGGTGAACGCGATCGTCTTGTTGACGTTGGCGAAGGTGTCGCCCATCTCGATGAGCGATGAGGTGATGCCGGAGATGTTCATGCCGGCGCCGAACCCGATCCCGGCGGCGATGGTCTTGCCGAATCCCTTCGCCTTCGCGGTGAGGTCGTCGTACGCCTGGCCTGCTTTGCTCGCGGCGCGTTGGGCGAGCCCGTTGGCGTCGGCGGAGTTCTTCGACGCACGCGCAGCCTGGTTCTCGGCGTCGGCGGCCTGCTTGGCGGCGGCGGCGTGGTTCTTCTCGGCCTGCGTGAGTGAGCCGGCCGCGTTCTTGTGGCCGTTCTTCGCCTGCGTCAGATCACGTTCGGCTTTCGCCACCTTCTCCTGCGCGGCGGCCAGTCTTCCGGCGTCGGTGACACCGCGGTCGCGGAGCGCCTGCAACTGGGCCTCGGCGACGCGCAGTTTCCCGGCCTGGTCCTCGACCTTCTTGTACGCCTGGGCGACCTTGGTGGTGGCGGCGTCGACCTTCGACTTGGCACCAGCGACACCGTCGGCGATCGCCGACCCAGCGTCCTTGCCGGCCTTCGCGGCCGCGTTCTTCAGTGGAACACCGAGGTGACTCGCGATGTCCTTGGTGATCCCCTCGAACGCGAGGGTCACCGGCAGCATCGCGTAACCGACGTTCTCGCCACCACCACCTTCAGCCACTCAGATCACCACCTTCAGATCGCTTTCGCGTTCGCGCGGGCCTGGGCGACCTGCGCGGCGACGTCGCCGCCTTGCGCGTTGTTGTGTGCTCGAGCGCGCGCGAGTGCTGCCTCGCGCCGCTTCTCGCGGTTGGACTGTTTCTCTGCCCGGTCGTCCGGTGTGGACTCGTCGACGGGTGCGTGACGTTCGGGGTAGTCGATGCCGGCCATCGCCTTCACCAGTTCAGCGAGGAGATGGGCGTGCAGGTCCCACTTGCTGCGTCCGTCCGAGAAGTGCAGGGACAGTGCCGATTTAGCGGGAAGGAAGCGGACGCGGACGTAGATCATGCGCAAGGTGAGTCTGCGCATGCCGTCGGGGTGCCGACGCCATCGGTCGCGGTAGTCGATCGTGTGGAACGCCGACAGGTCCGCTTCGATGAGGTCTTCGTGTAGCTGGAGGAGCGCCAGGAATCCGCGCAGCACCGAGAAGGTCGGTACTGCGCGGACCACCGGCGCGACTATTTTCCCGTCTCGTTGAAACCGGAAGCGTTGGCGACCTTTTGAGACATCTCCTTGAGGTTGCGCACCTTCGGGTGACGGGTCTTGAACACCGCGTACTGGTCGTCACCGAGGACGCCGCGGAGCACACCGGTGGGCGCACCGTTCTCCGCGGCTTCGAGGGTGTCGATCGACCAATCTTCGACGGACGCCGGAACCGTGTACTGGTGGCCTTCGTAGGAGACCGTGATGGTGTCGGCGCCGATGGCCTCCGCCTCGACGGCCGAGGTTGCCGAGACCCCCGAGGGTGCCGAGGCCTTGATGTCGTCGAAGTTCTCCGCGACGAACTCGGAGACCGCCTGCATCTTCTCGACCGACCCCATCTCCTCTTTCTGCTTGGCCATCTACTTGCGACCGCCCTTCGGTGCCGGCGCGGTCTTCTCGACGGGCGCGGGCCCGGCTCCGTCGTCTGTCGGCGGTTCGGTCGGCGCGGCGGCCGCGGTGGTAGCGTCGCCCTGCGCATCGGTCGGAGCCGACTCGACAGCCGCGTCCGCTGCTGCCTTCTCCGTTGCATCGGCGGCGGCCGCGGCCTGGTTGAGTTCGCGGGCGCGCTCGCCGCCGGACTCGACGTCGGGTGTCTCCACCTCCTCGACGACCTTCGCGACCTTCCGCTCCTCGACGAGCACCTGTGCCGACAGACGATCGACGCGCAGTGTGTCGCCCTCCGCGTGGTCGCCGTGGTTCTCGGTGAATTCGATTTCGATCATGGTCAGGCCGCCTTCTGCACTCGGTAGAGCTCCTTGTTGGAGTCGGGGAAGATGCGCGAGTCGAACTCGTAGCCGTCGACCTGGCCCTCGACCTGGTTCCAGTTCGGCGCCCAGATGCGTGCCTTGCGCTTGGAGATGTAGCGCTCGACGCCGCCGTCCTCGTCGACGAGCTGGAACGCGATGTACCGGTTCGCGGGCTTCGGCACGACGATCTTGGTGTCGTCTGAACCCGGCCAGATGAGACCGAACGTGGTCTCGTTGTCCTCGAGTGCGGTGAACTTCCGGGTGTCCTTGAAGTCCTTGCTCGACACCTTCACGGTGCCGTAACCCCACGCGGGGATGTCGGTCTCCGACCACTCTCGCGAGTCCTGGAAACCGCTGTCACCCTTGAGGAGTCCGACGTACTTCCAGTCGGTGGGCCACGGATCGGTGATCGTGGCGGGCAGGGTGGCAGGGGTGGCGCTCGTCGACGGCACCCCGGTTCCGGTGAAGATCAGGACGTCTGCGCCGTCCCACAGCTTGACATTGTCGGCGTTGCCGGCCATGTGCATCTCCTTCTGTTGGTGCTCCGGGCGACGGCGCGCACGGAACGACACCCGGCCGCCGGGTGACGGTCGGGACGAATCTTGTTGGGCCTCAGGTGGTGACGTGGATGCCCGCGGCGTTGGCGCCGCGGGAGATGACGCCGTCGGCGGCCTGCGCGTAGGCCGGGACTACGACCGCAGCGACTCGACGGTCGGTCTGGTATTCCTCGACCTTTACGGAGTCGGGATCTCCGCCGGTCTCCGACATCTGGGCGCGTACGGCGTCCGCGACCTTCTCGGCCGCGGCGATGGCTATCCGCTGTGCCTCGGCGCTTTTCGCGATGCGAGCGATGGCGGCGTTGTTGATCTTGAGCGTCGGTTCGGCCATCAGAGCTCCTCGGTTCGGGCGTGGATGGTCATGAGCGCCGACGCGATGTAGGTGCTGGTCGCGGAGTCACGGCTACCGATGACCCCGCCGGATGATCGGCTGATGACGATGCCGGTCAGCTTCGCGGTGTGGAGCAGGCCGACGGCGGTGCGGACGACGGTCCGCGCGGAATCGGGACCGGCGGCGCGCGCGGTGACCCGAATCGTGTGGTCGGACTTGACCGGCCACTGCACTGGTCCGCTGTCGTCGGCGATGACGACGAGCGGTCGCCCGTCATACGACCAGTTCCGCGGCACACCGGTCGCGATGTCGGCCGACGGCATGGCAGTTTCGAGCCAGTCGGCGAGTCGCGGTGCCGGGTCGGCCTGTACGCGAACCACGCTCATCCCCTACCGCGGGTACAGGTGAGGTCGTAGCCGGACAGTTCAGGATCCTCTGCATCGACGTAGGCGATGGCGTCGCCGACGATCCGGTACCAGGAGCCGCGGACTTTCAGTTCGTGGTCACCGGTGAGTCCGCCGGTGATCGGTGCGAGGACGCGCACGGCCGAGGTGGCGCCGTCGCGGGTGGCGTCGAAAAGTTCGGTGCCGCCGAGCGGGAAGACGCTGCAGTTCTCGATGGGCCACTCAGGACCCGCCGGGACCTCGCGGCCGCGGGTGTCGATGCCTGCCGATGTGCGGGCGTGCACGGTCTCGTCGCCCAGCATCAGTAGTCGCCTGTTGGGAATGACCAGACGGGTTGCGCGCCGACGGGCAGGCCGAGCAGGGTGCGGTGCCAGTCGGACAGTTCGAGTGATCCGCCTGGCGTCGCGAAGGTGCCGGCGTCGGCCTTCGATCGCGGCCCTTCGGTCCGGGTGGTGCTGTAGCTGATGTGCCCGGGCCACCGTCCGGTGGAGAGAGCGGTCTTGACGATTTCGATGGACACGGTCTTCGCTGCGGCCAGTTTGTCGGCGGGGACGTCGTCCAGTCCGAGGGCGTCGTGGAATTCGTGACGGATGAGGCCCGCGACCGAATCGAGGTGTGATTCGGCCGCGGCGCCCTCCGCGGCTGACAACGCGCGCCACTGGCTCGCGATGTCGTCCTTCGTGGCGAAAGCCACCCGTCAAGCCTTCCCGTCCATGACGGCCTGACGGACCGCGCAGTCCTTCGATTCGAGCAGCTTCCGTAGCGCCACCGACAGCTCTGGACCCTCGTCCAGCGTGTCGACGAGACGGTTCGCGAGCTCACCGAACCCACGAGACACCTGCTGCAGATGAGGCGGGAGGTGCCCGTACTCGAACTGCAACAGCAGGTGCTCAGTTGCGGGGTGCGCCATCAGTCCTCGCCCCCGACCAGTTCGATGAGTTCGGCCTTGGTCATTCCCTCGGCCTTGTCGGCATCGACGCCCTTACTGACGGCGTACGCGCGCCAGTCGTCGACGGGTCCGGCCTTGCGGGGACGCTTCAGCTCGTCATCACCATCCGGGTCAGGATCCGAGCCGTCGCCGTCGCCAGAGCCGTCCGGGTCGTCGCCGTCGGGATCGTCCGCGGGTGGGTCTCCCGCGTCGACGGGCTCGACCTCGACGACCGGTACCACCGCGCCGGCCTTGACCAGCCGCTGTTCCTCGGAGCCGGTCAGCTCGATCGTGTCGCCCTGCCGGTACCGGTGGATCTTGGTCGGCTGCCCCTTCTCGTTGCGCGCGAGAACTTCGGTGAACTCGATCGCGACGAGCTGATACGCGGTCACGGGGTGACCAGCCCGGTCAGCCACAGACCGGCCTTCGGCTGGTCGAGTCCCATGGCCCGCTTGTGCGAGGCGTCCGAGCGCCACGTCTCACGCGGGCCACCGTTCGGGCCGTTGCCCTCCGGGTACAGCGCGGTGAACTGCAGCGGCCGCGTGTCGGAGTAGAAGCCGATCGTGCCGCGCTCGAGGATGAGCGCCCGGTCGGCCGGGAACGTCCGCGACTGGATGACGCTGAGTCCCATGAGCTCGGCCGGGATCGCGCCGGTGTAGGCGATCGACTCGCCGGCGACGTTGCCGTTGTAGACGCGAAGGATCTGCTCGTTGTCCATGAGGGTGGCGAGCAGGCCCGGGTGCAGGACGATGGTGTCGGGCTGGAAGCCGTACCACTCGTCTTCGGTGGCTTCGGCCGGCTTGGCCGTGGTCACCTTCTCGACACCGCGGGCGATGTCGGTGCGCGGCTTGCCGTCCGGGTCATCCCATGCGGCCGAGACCGGCATCGTCGGGACCGCCGCCGACTGCAGCAGCGCCTTGGCCTGTCGGTCGTTGGCGCGGATGAAGGTGTTCCGCAGCCCGTACATCTGCTTGTTGACGGCGTCGATGTTGTTCTCGTCCACCATCTCCTTCGACACCCGGATGCCGAGTGCCTTCTTGACGGCGTACGCGACGCGCGGCAGACCGAGCTGCCCGGACGACACCGGGATCTCGCCGAACTCGGCGACGTCCTGGACGTCCTGGTCGAGGAACGTCGGGTCGCCCTCGCGGAACGCGACGACGCTCGACGGGTTCGCTCCGCCGTTGCGGAACAGTGCCTCGGAGATGAACTGATTCTCGATCAGTTCCTTCATCTTCGTGGGGATGAAGAGCGGCTGCTTGATGAGGTCGGAGACGGTGAAACGCGACCCGTCCGAGACGCTCACGATGCTGTTGACCATGTCGTGTGTTCTCCTTCGTGGGCGTGGCTCAGGCGAGCCGGATCAGGCCGGTCGCGTTGAGTGCGACGCCGGCGGGTTCGGTGCACGTTCCGACGATCGTGCGGGCGTCCGGGGTGGCCCCGGCCGGGGTGACGGCACCGTTCGCGGCGGCGATCAGCTTGTCGCCGAAGTTCGCTGCGGCCGCGTACTTCACGCGCACCTCGGTGCCCGCGTACGCGACGGCGACGACGGTCGGGATCGGGACCGCAGACACGACGGTGCGACCGAGGGCGTCGGTGGTGTTGGCCGGCGGGAACTGTTCGGGCGCCAGCGCATCGGTCAGCGCGACGCCGAGCACCTTCGTCGATCCGGCGCCAGCGACACCGATTCGGCCGGCGGCGCGGGCTTCGACGAGCTGGCCGCCGAGGACGGTCTCACCGCTCGCGGGGGTGAAGGTCTTCGGGCCACCCTGGGTGACCTGGACGATTCCGGGCATGTCAGATGCTCCAATTCTGGTAGGTGGCGTCCTTCGAGACGTCGGTGGTGGGCTCGGCGTCGACGGAGTGGCCGACCTGGCCGACGGGGAACGCCGACGATGCGGCGAGCGAGTCGAGCACCTGCTTCGTACCGGCGAAGTCCTTGCGCGCCAGCGTCTTGTACGCGGCGACCGACGGGCGGGCGATCTTCCCGGCCGCGAACGCGGCGTCGACCATCTCGTCGGCGCGCTTCTCGGCCTGCTCACGCTCGAACTGCGCGAACCGGCCGACGGTCGCCTGCATCTCGGAGAAGGCCGCGGCGTCGACGGTGACCGTCTGCGGAGCGGCGGGGTTGGCCTTCGCGGACGCGGCGACGGCGACCTTCTTCTTCTCCGGGTCCTCTTCCTCGGTCTCGGCCGCCGTGTCGGTCTCCGAGGTGTCCTCGGTGGTCTCCTCCTCGCCGGTCTCGACGGAGTCGTCGGCCTTGACCTTCGTCACCACCGCCTCGAGTGCGGATGCCAGGACCGCGGGGTCGGCGTCGTCGGTGAGACCGACGGCCTCACGCAGCTTCGCCAGCTGGTCGTCGGTCAGGCCGCCCGGGTTCGCGTCGCCGCTTCCGGGAGCTGCGGCAGCAACACGCTTGCTTCCTGCCATGTCTCCTCCTTCGGAGTTGTTCCTTGCACGTACCTCGCGCAAGGAGTCGGCTCGCGACGCGAACCGAAGACTGGATGCCGCCACCGTGATCGGCACGGCTGCGGGGTCGGCACCTTGTTCGGGCGCCGGTGGCGGGGGGACGTCGTCGTAGCGGACGACGACGGGGACGGCCTCGCCGAAGACGATGGCGTCCTGCCCGTCGCGTTCGGGATCGACGGTCACCGGGACCCGCAGGCGGGAGCCGTCGATGTCGTTGACGACGATGAGTTGCAGTGGTGCGAGCTGGATTTCCTCGACCCAGAAGTCGTAGCTCGCGGTCTCGTTGTAGGCGCGGCGGATGTCTTCGACCGTCGCCGACGCTGCGATGTTCTTGGGCATCACGGTTCCCTTCTTGGCCGCGATCACTTCGGCAGCCTGCGTGGTGGTGTCGACGTCCCACCAGGCGGCGATGTCGTCGAGTGATGCGATGGCGGGGGCGGTCACGCCAAGCAGCGAGAGCCCGGTGAGGACGAACGGGTGGGTATGTCCGATCGAGCAACGGTGGTTCCATTCGGCCTCGATGGACCGCGACGGGTAGGCGGAGGCGATGACCTCGCCGAGCCAGCCGGGCATGCCCGCGAGGTCGCCGCGGATCGAATATCCGTCGATGACTTCGAGGTTCGTGACCCTGCCGACGGCGGGTTGTCCGTCGAATCGTGGGTCGGTGTGACCGAGCTTGATGATCGGGTCCCGTACGCCGGGGCATTCCAGCGCGGCAACGGCCTCGGCGAGGTCGCCGCGGGTGATCGTCGTGACCCCGGTCGATGCCGACCACTGTCCGGTGCGCGCCAGTTCAACGCCTGCGACGCAGGCAATCTCGACGGCCATCAGAACAGCGCTCCCTGGCCTGTCGGGGTGAGTACTCGGCGGCGCGCAGACGCGGCGACCTCGACCTCGCGCGGCTGCGGGGTCGGTGGCGGCGCAGCGGGAGCCGGCATGGTGCCACCGGCCACCGTCGGTGCGGCGCCGAACGGCGCTCCCGGGGCGGGGAGGCCGTGGGTTTGGCGGATCGCGCGCTCGAGGCTCGGGTCGGGGACGAGCACACCGGCCTGCACGAGCTGGAGCAGCGCTGCGGCGGTCGCATCCTGCTGAGAACCGATCGGATCGAACACCAGGCGGGGCGCGGGTTCCTCGCGGCCCCAGTTCACGTCGACGAGGTCCTCGATGACGTGGGCGTTGAAGATGTCGCGGAACGATTCGGCGAACGTCTGCACGGCCTGGGCGAACACATCGGCCTGCACCGACGCCAGGGCATACGACCCGCCACCAGACAGATTGAGGAAGTGCGCGAGACCGGCAATCGCGATCATCTGATCGTGGTATTCGATCGCTGCACCGATGTCGGGCAGGTTTCCCTGCACGCCAAGCAATTGCAGCGTCGCACCGAACGGCATCGCGCCGCCCGCGCGAGCTCCACCGGTGAAGGACTGCGCCATCTCGGCGAGCTTCTGCAGATCCTTCTGCGTCGCACCGTCGGCACCCGTCGCGATCGGCACACCCATGCCGTTGCGGCGAATCGCCATCGCCTGAATACGCAGCAGCTCGTCCTTCAACAGCCAGTGCTTGTACGACGGACGCAGCAGCGACTTGCCGATCCAGAATCCCGGCTCCATGTCATGCGGGTAGACGACGAGTCGATCGATGGGGATCTCGGAAGGCGCGCTGTGCGGGGAGTTCACGGCGACCACGGGGTTGCCGTACGACGGCGCCCACTGCTGAATCGACAGCAACGCACCCGATTCCGCAACGTTCCACTGCGAGATCGTGCGTTGAGGCCGCGGTGCCAACCGGTCAAGCCAGATCAGACCGTCATCGGCGGTGCGGTAAGCCTGCTCGAACACCGAATGGCCGTATTGGAGCTTCGTGAGCGCCAACACCAGGTGTTGCGGGAAGGAGAAGCGGCCGCGGGTGCGATCCATCGGGGTGGTGTCGTCCGACCCGAGGATCTGGACACCGATGTTCTGCGCGACGTGCTCGGTCACCTCGTCGCGGGCGCCAGCCGGGTCGATCCAGAACTTCGCGCGCCGGATCGGCAGCGTGATCGCCGACAGGAGTGACGACACTCGCGAGTCTTCGCGCTCCATCCGATTGAAGATCCGCACCGACTGAGGCCACTGCAGGTCGGGGACCTGCTCGAACATCTCCCACTGCGAGAATCCGTTCGACTGCTGCGCGAGGACCGCGCCTCGCTCACGGAAGGCGGGTTTCGCGGGCTTCACAGGCTTCGACTTCTGTGCCAAACTACCCACCTCCCTTCACTTTTCACGATCACTGTTGTCAGAACGCTGCGGCGAGCACGTCGAGGTCACCGCTGTACTGATCGGCCGTGTCCTCGCGGACAGCAGCGCCGGCCGACACCGGTGATGCCGGCGCGGTGCGCGGCTTCGAGTGCCGCAACGCCCCCGCGTACGCGCACGCGGCAGACACCAGCGGCGCTGATTCGAGGTCGCAAGCGAACACGAAGTCGCCCTGCGGCAGGTCACGAAGCTGGACGACGTCGGCGGCGAGGTCGAGTTCCGGCTGTCCCGAGTGCGTGAGCGTTCCGTCGTCGATGTCGTCGAGCACGCCACCGCATGCGGCCGCCATCTGCGGGGTGTTCAGCTCCTCGGCCTCGATACCGATCTCGGCGAGCTTCGGAACGATCACCTTTGCCAGGGATCGGCCGTCGACCATCACCGCACCTGGGTCCCAGTCGGTGACCACCGCCGCCACGAACCGCAGCAGCTCCGCATGGGTGAACGGCTGCCACTTCCCCACCTCGACGTGTACGCCGTCGACGGTGCGTTGGGCCGCCGTGACCGCCCAGTGCCGCCGATCAGGCGCCAACGACAACCCGATCACCGGCGGCGCAACGAATTCCGGGGTCCGGTCCTTCAGATCACCCCACCGGTCCATGTCGATGTGGTGGATCCGCTCGACGTCCGGCTCCGGCCAGTCGCCCCGGCCGAGCGCTTCGACGTCGAACGCCTTCCGCCCCGCCTCCGTCGACAGATCGGCCTTGATGTCGTTGATCTTCTCTTCGGTCTGGATGACCCCGAACGACGGATTGGCGTACTCGAGCGTCGCCAGGTCGTCGCGGTCCATCACCCCGGCCAGCTCACACATCTCGCAGCACTCGACATCGCACGGCGCCATCCACTCCGCGAAGTACAGGCGCGGTTCCCGCGACAGACCGCGTTTGCGGACTGCCGACAGCACCACACCGTTCGGGTGCTGGTCCTGGTTGACCGCCGACGATGCGTAGATGCGTTGCGGGTTCTGCGCGGCGAGCTGAGTGAACGCCATCGCCGACGTCTCCGACTCGGTCAGGTTGTACGCCTCGTCGTAGACGATGAGGTCGATGACCGTCAGACCTCGGCCGGCGTCAGCCGAGCGGGTACCGAACGCGATCAACGCGCCCGAGTCGAGTTCGATGATGCCCTCGCCCTGCGAGCACGTTGCTTTCACGACGTGTTTCCGCAGCCACGCACGCCGCTTGATCAGCTTCATCATGCGGCGCCACGCATCTCGCACGGTCTTCCACCGTTGCGCGGTGTACAGGATCGTCTCGTCGAGCTTGAACAGCCCGTACAGGCAGCGGTCGATCAGAATCTCCGACTTGCCGTTCTGCCGGGTGCAGATCAGACAGCACGTCGGGTGCGTCCACCGGCCCTCCGGCGTCATCGAGCAGATCGCGTACTGGGCGTCACGCTGCCACGGCATCGACGACACCCCGATCCGCCGCTTCAGCTCGATCGCCTTCTCGCCGTGCGTCGTGTCCCCAGCGAACACCGACAGATGATGCGGATCCTGACGGCCAGTCAGCGTCGGGAACTCGTCAGAGATCGTCGAGACCATCCGGCTCGTCGTCTCCCGGGACCGCGGCGCGACGCTTCGCGATGTCGGCGAGCAACCGCTGCAGCGCACCGGCCTGCTGGCGCGCCTCCGACAACGCATTGTCGACGCGAACCTCGACGACGGACTCGCCACGCTCCACGAGGTCGAACAGGCCACCCGACCGCAACGCCGAGTGCAACCGGTCGAGACGATCCACCGTCCGGCACGCCTCCACGACCAGCACCGTCAGGTCCGCATCGTCGGTGTCATCGTGCAACTCGGCCCACAACGTGGCACCGCTGGCCTCGAACTCGTCGACGATGATCACGCTATTGCCACCTCCGAAAGCGATTGCGCACGAATCACATTGCACTGCAATGTAATTCGCTGATTGCGGCGGGCAGGGGCCTGATTTGCGATCCCACGCGCGCGGCCCGCGTAAAAAAAGCGGGACTACCTCGGCAGTCTCGGTCTGGGTTGGCGTTGGATATTTCGGGCCGGGGTGGGTCAGTCGATGGGGATGCGGCGGAGGTCGGGTTCGTCGACGACGTCGTCGTCAGCGATCATGACGTCGCCGTCGGGTCCGATTGCGAAGACCTTGACGAGGAGGTCGCGTCCGGCGAGCCAGGCGTGTTCGTCGCGTACGCGGCAGATGTGGGGTCGTGCTGGGACGCGGAGTTTGGGGTAGCTCATGAGGATGCGACTGACCGCGTCGTACATCGGGTGGTCACGGGTGATTTGTTCGCCGAGTAGAGCGCTCATGGCTTGTCCTCCCAAGGCTGTCCGTATGGGTCGAGGGGTCGGCCGATCTCGTCGACGTCGCACTCGGGCGGCCGGTGGTGTTCACGGCATGGGTGGCACCATGGGTAGCCGAAGGCGAGGTAGTCGCAGTCGGTTTCGCCGCAGCCGCACTCGACGGGTGTCACCAGGGCCAGGCCATGATGCGGAGGTCGTCGCTGGCGGGCGCTGGTGTGGCGTCTGCGCCGACGAGTGTGGGCCGCTGGTCATCTCGGTCGCCGTTGCCGCGCCGCCGGTTGCAGGTGTGGTGCAGGAGTCGGTCGGCGTGGTTGCCCTGGGTGCCGAAGTGGTCGCGGCTGCGGGTGTGGTCGGCTTCGAGAGGTTTGCCGTCGAAGTTGTCGTCCGGGTTCTTGAACATCGGTTGGCCGCACCACCAGCAGGGTGCGCCGTCTCGGTGACGGTTGAGGAGCCGTTCGCGGGTCTTGCGGTGCTGGTAGCCGAGGCCGCGTTGGTGAGCGCTCTTGGTGGGTCGACTCATGTGGTGGGCCTCCGTGCTCGCGGATTTGATGATTCGTCGCGCGCACCGCGAGCTGAGCGTAAGGATTCGTTGTCCACGATGTCAAGCATCACTGAGCGGTGTGTCTGCTGGCTGCGGATACTGCGTGCCGTTTGCGTCGCCTGGGGCGGCGTGTGAGTGCGTCGAGGACGTCGCCGCAGAGGTACAGGTTGTCGCCGGTGCGGTTGGTTCCTCGGACGGTGATGGGGTTGCCGCGGCGGTAGGTGAGCGCGTAGACGGTCTTGGGTTTGATGGTCTGGCCGAGGCGGTCGGCAACGATGGTGACGAGTTCGCGTGCGGTGAACAGGCGTGAGCGGAGTTCGCGGTCGATGCGGGCGTCTTGGTCGATGCGTTGGACGGTGAGTCCGCATGCGCCGCAGGTGATTGTCTTGTCGTCGTCGAATCCCCAGAGGTCGCCTTTGCATCGGGTGCAGGAGCCGACGTAGTCGGGTTCGCGTGGTCGCTCGATGGCGTTGCGGGCTGCGCTGATGGCGCCGAGGATCGCGCTGTAGTGGGTGGTGGCGTTGTCGGTGAGGGTGAGCGCGATGAGGTGTCGCGGGCGGTGGAGCCAGGCGGCGGCGTCGTGGATGTCGAGCAGCCTCGTCGCGTCGAAGGTGCGGAACTCGGGTGCGTACGGCACTGGCGTCCACGAGGTGGTGAGCGTGGTGCGTCCCGGGTGTGGGAGGTGGCGTTGGTGGCAGGTGTCGATGATCGCCCGGTTGAGGTTGTCGCGGAGTCGGCGTGCAACTTTCGCGGCGCGCGAGTTGTACGGCAGGGGTTGTTCTTTCCCTCGTCCGGTGGTGACGCGGGGGCCGCTGCCGGTGCGTGTCTGCTGGGTGAGGGTGTCGGTGAGTGCCTCTGCGAGCCAGTCGATGAGGGCGACGAGTTCCCGGTCGAGTTTGTCTCGTTCGGCGTGGGTGATGTGGAGGTGGTCGGTGTTCCGGCCGGTCACGCGATCTCCTCGATGGTGATGTCGATGCGGGGGTTGGTGGGGTCGTAGTCGATGGCGGTGGCGACGTTGAGGACGTGGGTCCAGGAGTCGTCGGGGATGAGTCCGGCGTGGACGATGGCGTCGAGCGCGGCCTTGGCGAAGGGGCCGAGGCCGTCGGCGTCGCGGGGTCTGAGGTCTGGGGCGTGCCAGGTGAATTGCACGCGGATGGGGGTCGTGAGCTTGGGGATGCGCGCCTTCTTGGCGTAGGCCCACACCTCGTGTTGCATGTCGGATTTGGCCTGTCGCACTCGTGTCCAGTGCCAGCGGCGCTGGTCGTTGGCGAGCATGATCGGCCGGCGGATGGGGATGGTGATCGTGTGGGTGGTCACTGGCTCGCCTTCGTCGTCGAGAGCTGGGCACGGACGAGCGCGAGACCTCGGGCGGCGCGTTCTTCGGTGTCGGGGTCGTGGTTGCAGACGCGAGATCCGCGGTACCCGCTGTCGTCGCACAGGGCGCAGGAGGCGATCGCTTCGCGGGCGAGCTCGGCGAGGGCGTGGCGTTCGGACCGCTGAGCTTCGACGCGGGCGCGAGTCTGCTCTGCGTCCCAGTCCTCGCGGGCGCGGCGGGCGTCGGCGCACGCGCCGCAAGCAGGTGGCTTCGCGTCGCCGATGTGCTTGGGGCAGCGAGGGGGTGGGGGTTCGTCGCTGTCGCGTTCGGAAGGTAACCCCTCCCCCTCTACGTAACCAATAGATAGGTCGGGTCGGGTCGGGTCGGGTCGGGGGTAAGAAACTTCTTGCGAACTCACATCCTCTGTCACGCGTGACATACGTTGTGACTTCGCTTGTGACTCACGCTGTTTGTTCGTGCGAGCTTCGCGTGATCTTCGCTGTCTTTCCTTCGCCTCCTCCCGCCGTTTACGCACGTCTGTACTGGTCTCCTGATACTCAGACCAGTCATGAAACTCCCACCCACCATCGACTTCTAACCACAGTCCCGCTGACACGAGTTCACGAGCCGATTTGCGAGTGCCCAACAGCCGCAGAACTTGCGGAGTAATTCGTCCGTCGGTCAGGTGTTGGCACGAATACGCACCGGATTTCACCCAGAGTGCGACCGCCGCGGCGGACAGAGTGGACGTCTTCGGATGCGACCAGAAGCCGTCATCGACCTTGAACCAAGTCATCGGCTGCGTGGTCCTTTCGCTGATCCGGCGCGGCCGGAGTGGTTGCGGACCGTGCCGTCGGCACGGAGGGTGTAGCGGCCGCCGCACACCCGGCAGTAGCCGCGGGTGCGGGACGGCAGGGTCGCGGGTTCGGCTTGGCTGCCGTGACAGTGGTCGGAGCGGGGCTCGACCGAGTGCGGCATGCCGCGTCGGATGGTGCTGCGGTCGAATCCCATCGCGGCGAGGTCGGCGTCGACGGTGTGGAAGTGCACGCCCACGTCCTCGGCGATCGCGGCGACGGTGTGTCCTGCGGCCGCGAGCTCGCCGACGCGGAGTTGTCTTCGGGCGACGCCCATCTCGTCGTCGGTCGGTTCAATCACGGTCACGTCGGATCCCCGCGCTCCGCGATCTCGGCGAACCCCTTGTCGATCGTGTCGGCGTCCAGGCCGAACGCGTCGCAGATCATCGCGAACGTTCGGGCGAGTGCCACGTTCGCGATCGCGACCATGTCGACCTCGGGCATGCGTCGCTGCCAGTACGCGACGACGTCGGCGAACGGAGCGTCCGGGGGTAGCGGCCGGTGCAACGACGTCACCCGATTCACCACACGCATCAGCGATCACCGCCTGTGCCGTTCGGGCCGCCCGGGTAAGGGTGGGTGCAGTTGGGACAGCACATCCGTTCGGCGCACACGGTGAGCAGCGTTTGGCAGTACCCGCACACGACGGGCCGTTCATCCTCGGCGGTATCGAGATACGCGCAGGGGCATCCGATGCCGTCCCAGTTGAAGCACAGCTCTTGCTCGGAGCTCATCGGCGACCCACCTCCTCGTCGTACAGGCGGTCGACCACATCGATCGAAATGGAGACGATCAGGATCATCATCGCCACAAACCACAACCAGTCAGGGACTGTCCCCACGACGCTCGAGACGCAGACGCCCCCCGCGAATCCCAAGAACCACGGCCGAGTTGACCGGGTCGGCGTAGCAGTGTTGGGCATCAGAACAGTCCTTCCGTGTGGCGTTCGCCGACGACTGAGAGCCAGCCCGGGACGAAGGCGCCGGGCAGTCCGCACGTGGCGAGTTGCTGGGCGTCTTCGCGGCCGTAGGCGATCAGCACCGATGGGGCACCCGCGTTTCCGACAGCGGCCGCGCCGTCTTCGCGGTGGAACGTGAGGCGTCCGTGGAGAAACAGCAGGCCGGTGGCTCGTTCCCACACGTGGCGGCGGAACGCGGCGGTCTCGGTGCGGGCGAACAGCAGCGCGGTTCCGGTGCCGTGGTCGGCGAGGCGGTCGATCCATCGCCATGCCTGCGAGTAGGGAGGGTTGCACCAGACGCGGCCGTACCAGGGTTGGGAGAGGCCGTCGTCGCGGTAGGTGAAGTGCTGGGCCGCGGTCGGCCAGCGGTCGGGATTCGGTGCGGCGCAGGGGTCGAGGTCGAACGGTCCGAGTGCGTCGAGGATGTGCCGCGGCGTCAGCCAGGTGTCGGTACCGGTTGCGTTGCTTTCGTGCGCACCCATCGCGCGAGTGAGTGTCATCTTCCGCGTGCCTTCCGTTTCGCGTCTCTGCATGCGTCGCAGGGTTTCTCGCCGAATTTGTGGTGCTGGCGGTATCCGTGGGTGCTGCCGCACTGTCGGTGGTGTCGAGTAGGCAGCTCGAATCCCATCGCTTCCAGGTCGCTGCGGACGATGCGCAGCGGCGCGCCGAGACGGCTAGCGATGGCCTGCGGTGGGAGGCCCTGCACGGCGAGGTCGCCCACCCGGATTTGCCGTTTCGCGATGGCGTCCTGGACGCCGGTGCGGCCCGTCATGACGCCACCTGTGCGTTCTGCGATGCCCGGGCTGATCGGGCTGCCGCAGCGATGACCGCGGAGAGCGCTGCGGGCGCGCGCCGGTGTGCGCGTTCGTAGCGTTTCACCATCGCCGAGACGGTTACGCCCACGCGTCGGCACGCGCTCGTACCGTCGACGCCGGCGGCGAGCAGGTATTCGAACTCGTCGAGGTCGTCGTCGATGCTGCGTGTCACCACAGTCGGTTCGGGGTGGTGGTTCGGGTCGTCGATCGTGTCCTCGTCCCAGTCCAGCGGAGCGGGCCACCCGTTGGCTCGGCCTCGGTTGCGGGCGCGTGCGTCGTTCCCTGGCACCAGCTGAAGCTGGATGAAGAGGTCTGCGACCTCGCGGGCGCGGCGGGCGACCACGTACTCGGCGCGGCCGAGAAACAGTGCGGTGGCGTTGCCCTGCCAGGCCCAACCGAGTCGCCGGCATAGTTCGCGTTGGCTGTACCCGTTGGCGACGAGCGCCTGAAGGCGTCGGGTGGTGCCGAAGGCGGGCACGATCCGTCCGGGTGATGCGACGGGAAATGCAAGCTCGGGAACCGGCACCGCGAGGATCCGGTCGGCTGTGCGTCGGAGCACCTTCTTGGTCGGCCCATACCCGCGTTCAGGGCGCCCAGTCATCAACACCTGGATGGTGTTCGTGGAGACACCGGTCAGTTCGCCTAGGCGTTTGTTGCTGATTCCGGCGTTGCGGAGGGTATGGACGTGGTCGCGAACTGGTTGGGCGTCGACGTGTTGTGATTCCCACCGGCCGTACGCTTTCTGCCGGGTCCGGTCGCGCTCATAGCAGGCGGGACACATCCCGCGTGTGCGCGCGGGCTGCTGCTGGCACGTGACGCACTGGGGCTTTGTCTGTCGGTGGTCGACGCTACGGTCGGCCGCAGCTCCGCCCGCCACATCCGCGGTGGCGGGATTGGGGTGAGGCCCTGGCCGTCGTTGGGAAGCGTCGACCAGGGCCGCGTTCGTAGTGAGGGTCATGACGCTCCACCGTTCGCACGCTCGAAGACTGGACACGATTTCGCTCGTCGATCGTGGGACGGCGCCGATAGAGTTCGTCCTTCAACATCACGAAGGGAACGCAAAGAGTGGCAACACCGAACCCCGAGATCACCCAGGCCGCCACGGAGATCACGGTCTTCAACTGGGTCACCGCAATCGGCAGCGTCAGCGGAGCCCTCATTACTGCTACGTCCGTCGTCGTAGCGGTGGTCTTCGGTATCAAGACGCTGAACCAGACGCGCCGCGATAGCCGCGACCGCTCGCGGCCAATGGTCGCCGCCTACCTCGAGCGTGATCCCCACCCAAGCGGGCTCGGCGCCTACCTCGTGATCGAGAATCTCGGGCAGTCGGTCGCGTACAACGTCCGTGTCACGTTCAGCCCAGCCATCGAAGACACTGGAACTCGTTCTGGTGCGGAGAGCTTCGTGCCTACGCTCCTGCGCCGATACGCTGAACCAATCCCCAACTTGATCCCTGGCGTCGCTCTCCGAAACTTGTGGTACATGCCAGACAGATCCACCACCAACGAGCACAAGGGCTACGTCAATGACGAACCGATCCCGGATCGCGTTACTGCGCGAGTGCGCTACTCCGATGATCCATTGATAAACGCCCGTACCACACACCGATACGACGAGTGCTTCGTACTCGACGTGCAAACGCTTCGCGGCGAATCGATCACCACGCACAGCGACGACCACCTCGGCCTTCATGAGCGCTCCACCAAGGCCATCGAAGCGATGAAGAAAGACGTCAACGCCGTCGCCCAGCGCTGGCTTCGTAAGAACGCTCAGCAGTGACTCGCTGGTTGCGAGATCTGAGTTCATTTCTCCCCGACCCCCAGGCTCTCGGCGACGACCCCCACGAGGTCTCGCGCGGCGGGCGGGGTGACGGCGTTGCCGGCCATGCGGACCTGCTCGCGCCGGTTGCCGAGAACGACGTAGTCGCCGGGGAAGTCCATCGCGGCGATGATCTCGCGGGGCTCGAGCATCCGGAATCGGACGTCGTCGATGTCGACGGTCGGGCGGTCGGCATCGAGAAGTGACTGGTGGCCGCTCGTGGTGATGGTCCGGGCGGGCTCGGCAACCGGGGTTGAATGCTCAGCGCCTGATCCGTTAGAGCTGTTGTTGCGCATCAGGAGTGCGTGCTTCTCCACAGTCGTGACGGTTGGCAGCGGAGCGTCCGTCGACTGCGCGCCACCCTTCCCGTAGTAGGTCGTGACCACGCCATGGTGGTTGCCCGACGCGGTGACAGTGCTGAGCGGATCAGAGACGGGCCGGTGCTTCGATCCGCCGCCGCGCAGCTCGGCCATGAAGGCGAGGCCGGTCTCGCTGCGGGTGGTCATGGTGCGCATCGGCGCCTCGACGGGCGCGGCCTGTTTGCCGTCGCGGCCCTCGACCGGGACGGCGAGCCCGAAATGGTTGCCGCTCGCGCGGATGGTCTGGATCGGTGCCGCGACGTCGCGCACGCGGTACTCGTGGGTGTGTTCGGTGATGAACGGCCCCCAGTACCGGTCGATGCCGGCCTGGATGCGCGCCATGGTCTTGTCGGCGAGCGGGCGGGCGCGGTCGCCGATGCGCTGGCCTTCGAGGGTCCAGTCGATTATGTCGGCGGCCGGCCGGTAGAGCGGTTCGACGATGCTGTTGCGGCACCGCACGTTCGGGCAGCGGTAGACGTACTGGGCGCGGTAGCGGCCCCACGAGCTGTCGGACTTCTTGAACGCCTGCATCGCGGCGACCGGGCCGCAGTCCGCGCAGATGGCGTTCGGGCGGACGACGCGGCCAAGGTCCGGGCGCGGGTTGCCTTTGTGCCAGAACACGACGTACATGCGGTCGCGGGACTGCGGCGCGCCGGGCCCGAACGTCTGGGCGTGCATCGAGTTGAGCATGACGATGTGGTGGTCGTAGCCGAGGCAGTCCATCGCCATCAGCCAGGCGCGGAACGGAACCCAGTGGAAGGCGTCGACGACGTTCTCGACGATGACGGCGCGGTACTGGTGAACCTCGGCGAACCGCGGGACGTCCCACATGGTCGCTCTCGATCTCTCGGCCGCGGCGTCGGGCAGAACTTCGCCGAACAGGTCCGGCTGTGCACCGATCCGTTTGCGGCCCTTCGCAACCGAGTGGTTCGTGCACTCCGGGCTGGCCCACAGGATGTCTGTCGTCGGGAAGTATCGGGGATCGATCTGCGACAGGTCCGCGCATAGATGGTCTGCGTCGGGGTGGTTGTTGTTGTGGGTCTCGACGGCCAGGTCCCAGTGGTTCGAGGCGATCCGGACGGTGACGCCAGGGATGCCGACCGCTCCGGTGGACGAGCCGCCGGCGCCGCAGAAGAGGTCAGTGAGGGTCAGGGTCATGTGTTGGCTCCTGCGGTCGCGGGGGCGGGAGATGTGAGGGTGATCGGTTCGCATCCGGTCCAGTGGAACCAGTTGGCTCCGTCGTGCCCTTTCGGGAGCTGGCAGGGATGGCAGTTGAAGCCCTCACCGACCGTGATGGCGTTGTCGTCGTGCCAGGTGTTGTCACAGGGCTGCCCGCACACTTCGGCGTCAGGATCGAGGAACCGGGCTTCGAGTGTCTCGGGGTCGAACGCGAGATGGCAGTCGTAGCAAACGAAATCGTCGCCGTCGTGCGTGGTTTCGCCGTGGCACGCGCCGCACGCCGGTGCCTGATGATCGGCAGAGGGCAGGGTCATCGGCGCCTCTTCTGCTGGGTGGGGTTGTTCGCCCACATCGGTGGTGTGGTGGTGGGTTTCGGCAGGGCACGCTGCCCGCTCTGTTCGACGGGTTCAGCGGTGTCCTGGACGGTGGTGGTGATCGAGCGGAAGGTGTCGGACATTGCAGCGAACGCCACCTTCAGCCGACGGGCAACCTCGTTGAGTTCAGCGATCGCGGCGACGGCGTTCTGGTGCTTGATGTGGATGTCGTCGCCGTAGGTGAGTCGGTCGGCGCCGTACCCGCATTCGCAGCACATGACGTATCCGTCGGCGGCGTGGACGGGCTGGTGTTCGGCGAGGACCGCGGCCCGGCGGTCGTGCTCGCCGGTCACCGAGCACCCCTCAGTTCTCGAACCTCGCGCGTGAGCCGCGTGATCGTTCCGCGCAGAGGCGCATTCGACGCCTCAGCTCGCCGCGCCCGCTCTTCGACTTCGGCGAGCTTGCCGCCGTCATCGAGGGAGAGGGCGACGTACCCGTGGCCAATGCCGTCGGCGAGCCCCGCGGGCAACACATGGGTGATCCGTCGTTCGACGCGCAGCCACCCCTTCTCCGGCACGGTCATCAGCAACGTGTCGCCGGCCTGGTAGTCACGGTCATGAACGCGGATCTCGACGTTCTTCGTGAGGTCGCGGACGTGGTAATACCAGCGCTCATTGATCTTGAGTTCGTGGATCATTTAGCAGTCCTGTGTCCTCGAGCGGGGTGCGGAGTAGGCGTTGCGGCCGGCGGGGTCGACGATCTGCCAGCGCCGTGAAGCCCAGAGGGGATGTGAGGTGCGTCCGAGCGCGGCGCCGATCGTGGAGGCCGATTCGGGTTCGAGGACGCCGTCGAGATCGTGGAGGGTGAACACCCCCGACGTCATGCCCGCTCCCGGAGCAGCTCGACGACGGCCTGGATCGCGCGGGGGTGGACCTCGGTCATGGTGGCGTCCGGGGCGGCGAGGATGACCCGCTCGTACGCGTCGAGCGCTCGAGCCAGGACAGCGCCGTGTTGTCGGTCGTGGGCTTCGATCTGGTCCGCGCGCTTTCGGAGTGTGGCCGCGTTGGTGAACCACTCGTGGGGATCGGGTGCTCCGTCGTCCATACCGACGCCCTCGAGGACTCCGGCGGCACGACGGAGCTGGTCGGGGTCGGCGTGGTCGATGACCCCGGCGTCGACCACGTCGTCGGGTGACCGCAGCATCCCGGCCGAGTCGAGCGCGATTGCGTGTCTCCGGTAGGTCTCCTTGCCGTTGTCGGTCAAGCTCTCCCACTGCGCGAACCCCGGACCGGGGGGTGTCTCGTCGTCGCAGATGACCTTCGCCGCCTGGTCGATCAGGCGTGTCTGCTCACTCACTGACCTGCTCCTCCTGCGCGGTGGTCTCGTCGAGGATGCTGGCGACGGTGTCGGTGAGCACCTTCTCTCCGTCGTCTTCGTTGGCGAGCTGTTCGAGCATGCCGATCACCGTGGTGGCTTCGTCGGCTGTCAGCGGGGTGTCGTCGCCGATCGTGCGTGAGATCAGAGCCTCGGTGACGGCCTTCCGCTTGGCCTTGAATGTTGCTGCTGTGCCGCCGATCCCGGCGCGCGAAAACAACTGATTGAGACGACGCATGTCGTCCTTCGACGGGGCCGCAGTCTCGGACTCGGTCGACTCCCCCACCGCTTCGGCCGCCTCGGTGGCCGGCGCGTCAGGCTCAGGCGCAGGCTTCGGCGCGGCGATGCCCAGTCGTGCACGCAGCTCGTCGACACCGGGCGCGGCCGCCTCGTTCCGGACCCGACGTGGCCCGTTCTCGGGGGTCTCGGATTCGAGGTCTTCGCGGGTGTAGGCGATGCCGAGGAGCACGTCCGGTGCGAGTCGTCGGCACACCTCGGCCGCGGCCTTCGCGTACAGCATGGCCTGCGGATCGGTCAGGTACTTCTCGTTCCCGATCAGATTTCCCTTGGCGTTGACCTTGAACTTGCCGGTCTGTTCGTCGATCGTCGGGACATACCCGGCCTTCTCAGCGCGCTCGATCGTCCACGTCGATCCCTCCGCCGTGCCGTCCGGTGCCTGGCCGAGAACGGTCACCGACTCGTCGGTCGATGACTCGGTCCAGATCTTGAAGCCTCTCGACTTCAGCAGCGCGACCATCGTTCTCGCGTAGATCGCCGGTGTGCCGTGCACAACGAAGATCTGCTGCAACGACTGAATGGGAGTGAGGCCGAGTTCGGCGCCGTAGAGGATCGCTGCGGTGCCGTCCTGCGGCTTCCCGCGGTAAGTCGACGGGACGAGCGCGGTCCCACACATCGCTTCGGCAAGCTCGTACGCGGTCTGCATCGCCTTCGCGTGCTCCATCAGCTGGGCGACGGACTGCGACTGCATCGGCTGGGATGGCGGCAGGACCGACAGCGAATCGGCGGCGGGAGTGTGGGCGACATCGGTGGTGGTGGTGGTCATGCGTGCTGCCTTTCGTGCTGGCGGATGGTGTACTCAGCGGCCCGGTAGGACCACTCGGGAAGATCGATGCGGTGGATGATCTCGGGGTATCCGGGCCACCGGTCGTTGGTGACGCAGTCGGCGTAGAGGTCGACTGCGACGCGGTTGAGGGATCGGCCGACGGCGACCGCCTCGGCGGGGAGTTCGATGACCGAGCACAGGAACGGGCGGGTCTTCTCGATCGCGAAGAACAGGAACTGGGCGTCGATTCCCTGCGCGGCGAGGCCGTCGCGGTAGAACGCCTCTTGCTGGTGGTAGCCGTAGTCGGCGCACGACTTCGCGAAGTCTCGGGGCGCGGCCGATTTCGTCGTCTTGACGTCGACGACCATCGGCCCGGTCATCCAGTCCGGCCGGCACCGCAGCCGCATGCCGGTCTGCTCGTCGTGCCAGTACGCGGATTTCTCGGGCACGCCTTCGGCGAACAGCAGCTCGCCGAGCGGGTGTGATTTTGCGGCCACGGCGAGCTGCTCGCCTTGCGCGTACGTGTCGGCGAGGACCGGGACCTGCCCGTCCGCGCGCGCCTGGTCGCGGGCCTCCTTCGCGGCCTTCGTGCGCCAGTCCTTCGCGTCGATGATCGCGATGCTCGACCCCTCCCCCAGGATCAGGGCGTGGGCGACGTGTCCGAAGTCGTAGTCCGCCTTCTCCACCCGCGGGGCGTACTTGAACTTCGCGGGACCGCCGGCCTCGAGGAGCGTGCGTGCCCCGGATGACGAGAGTGAGTCGGGATCGCCGTGGTAGTCGAGGTCCGAGATGCCCTCGTAGATGCCGTCTTCGGCGGGGATTGTCACAGCGCCGACACCTCCAGCAGTACGTCGGACATCTGCGCGATGCGGCGGCCACACATGCACGTCCCGGGCCCGCATCGCAGTCCGTCGGCGATGATGTCGCGGAGGTCTTCGAGGTGGGATTCGCAGATCGGGCGGGAGAAGGTGGAGCATCGGCCCGCTCGGAGCTCGTCGATGTTGCGGGCACAATGCGTCGTGACCCGCCACACCGCGGGCGCCTCGCACTGGCATTGCGGGTGGTCGCACAGCGCGTACTCGCACGCCACCTCGGCGTCGAGGTCGGGTAGCGCGTCGGTGATCGCGTCGGGGTGGATCGCGGGAGACGTCATGGACATTCTCCTTTGTGGATGAGGTGGCAATGGGGGCAGACGGTTTCGCGTTTGCGTCGTTCGATGTCTTCGGCTCGGAGTCCGGCGATGCCGCGGGCGCAGTCGGCGTGCATGAGGACTGCGCGCCGGTCGCGGGGTTCGATGCGGGTGAACGCGACGTCGTCGCCCTGACCGAACCAGCGCCCGCACTCGGGGTGCTTGCACTTCGCCGGGAACTTGGCGGGAAACACACCACTCATGGCTCGGACCTTTCGAGGGTGGTGGCCGGCCGCACCGACGACGTCGCGTCGACACGAACGGTCGTCGGTGCGGCCGCGGTCATCGGGTCTCGCTCACTCGCAGGCTGTACGTCGGCAATTCCCCTGGGCGGTCACCGTGCTGCTGGTGGAACGTGACCGACGCGTCCGGGGTCCACCCCTCGCCCTCGCACTCTCGTATAAACGCGCCGAGATCACCGAGGGTCAGGCTTCGCGTGGTTGTGAGCTCGGTCGTTCGGGTCGTGCGAGCGCGAGCCGCAGCGGCGTCCTTCACCGGTCGAACCTGGTGGCGAGGACGGGCTTGCCGCCGAGATGCGTTTCGATCTGCTCGACGACGTCCGCCCACGCGGCGCGCAGCACGTTGCGAGTGGGCTTCAGCTTGATCGTCAGCAGCAGCCGCCCGTGGTCTGTGTTGAACCGGAACCAGCCCTCGACCTTGTAGGTGTCGAGCCCCTCCCACGGACGGATCGCCAGGGTGACGGTCTGCGGGATTTCCAGGCGCGACGCTCGGCCAGCCGCGCCGGCGGTCGCGGTGGTCTCAGTGCGGTACTCGAGCGCCTGCGAGCCGTTCGACCGGTCGACTGCGGACTCGAAGACGCCCTTGCTGGTGGCGCGGATCGAGTTGATGACCTCGACGAGGTCGGCCTGGTCCGGGTCGACGACCGTGTGGAGGAGTTCCTCGACGGCGTCGCCGAACTCGATCTGCGGGAAGTACTTTCCGGACAGTCGGTGCCACGCGACCCAGTCGTCGTCGGCGCGCAGCTCCAAGCGCAACCGGTTGTCGCGGAGGCCCGCGCCGTCGGCGTTGTGGTCGTTGTAGATGGCTTCGATGCGGCCCTTCGTCTCGTCACCCCACAACGTCGAAAGTTCGGGTGCGATCGGGTACCGGTCGAGTTCCGCGAGGAACGACGGCACGTCGGTGACGAGGCGAGTTCCTTCCTCGGCCGACCGGGTGACGCCGGGGATGAACTCGCGGAGATCGACGGTTTCGACCTGGAGCCCCTTGTCCTTCGTGGTGGCCGCGATGATCCCGATGCCCTGCTGGATCCCGGGTGTCTCGGAGGGGTCGACGAGTAGGAGCTTCTGCGCGTCGTCGTCCTGCACCAGCTGTTCCTTGAAGTTGATCGTCATGTGTCAGTTGCCTTTCGGGGCTTGGATTTTCTCGACGGGTGCGTCGAAGAGGGGTTCCTGTTTCGGGTCGTTGCGGTGGAGGGTGTTGTCGTCGCCGGGGAACCACATCGACCGGCGCGGCTCGATGGGGACCTTCGCGGTGACGGCGTCGGCGACCTTCACCATCGACTTGATCTCCTTGTCCCGGGAGACGGTGAGTTTCACCGTCACCGACCCGGGTTTGCCGGTCTCCATCACGGCCTCGACGACCTCGGCAAGCTTCTTGCTCGCTTCGGTGTGGGCGCGGCCCTTCGCGTGGCCAAGGAGTACGGCTGCGAAGTCCTGTTCTTCGGTGTCGCTCACTGAGATTCCCTTCCTGGGTTGATAATTCGGAAACAGGTGACGCACACTTCGTCGCGGAACGGGTCGCCGCACGACTTGCACTGGTTCACGCGATGCGGCCGTGGTCGACGCGGAGGAAGTCGAGGTCGTCGTCCTCGTCGTCGAGGTCGGCGTCGGTGAGCCAGCTGTTGACGCGCGGCACGTAGCTCGCGACACAAACGAGGACCGCTCCCCAGAAGGTCGCGGCGAATTGCAGCGACGCGACGGAGGGAGCCGTTCGGACGAGGACGATGTCGAGGAAGGTGTTCATGCTGAAGCTCCTGAGGTGTTGAGAGCGAGGACGCGGAGGATGCGGACGATTTCGTCGTTCGATTCGGCGATGCGGTCGAGGCGGGCGAGGACCGCGTCGGCGGGCGGAGGGGTCTCCCCGATCAGGACTTCCCGGAGGCCGGCGGTCGGGACGCTGTATCGGCCGCCGATCAAGATGACTCGCACAGGGAACTCGTCGTCGGCGGCGAGCTTGTACGCCAGCGCTTTCGAGATCCCGAGCGCCTCGGCGGCGGTGCGCAGGTCTGTGGCGACCCCGAGGGAGTCGAGTTGCGCGCGGGTGAAGGTCACGCAGCATCACCCTTGCTGTGGTCAGACAAGATGCGCTGCAACCCTTTCGGCGTGACTCTTGGCTGTGGCGGGTCGAGGACGAGGACACCGGTCTTCGGGTGGTAGTGCGACTGGGGAATGACCGACATCCATCCGGTTTCGATGGCGGACTGGCGGACGCGCCAACGACCGTCGGAGGCGCGGTAGATCCAGCCGTACTCGCGGTCGAGGAGGTTGAACAGGCGGTTCTGTCCGACCTTCACGCCTGCGCGAGTGAGCGACTTGGCGGCGTCGGCGACGGACAGGTCACCGTCTGCGGTGAGAAGTTTGTCGGCGACCTTGGCTCTCGGTTCGAGTTCCCGCACCTGCGCCTCGGCCCGGTCGGCCCGCTCGGCTTCGTCTGCGGCGGCGCGCAGAGCCGCGGCGTAGGTCTGCGGAATGGCCGGCGCGGCGGACGTGGTCTCTGCTTCGCGGGTCTTGATGACGAAGTAGGTCTGCGCGGCGGCAATCTCAGTCTTACGGGGATCGCCGTTGAGCGCGACGAGGTAACAGGCATAGCGGGAGAGGTGGAAGTTCTCGGCAGCGGGGCCACTGGGTGCGACTTTGCGGGCGCCCGCAAAGTGGTGGACCGGATCGGTTCCGGAGTTGCTGCAGGCGACACGGGCGCGGTGGATGGCGTTGGCGAAGTCGCGCCACACGCTGTAGCCGAGCAAGGGCATGAGCTCGCGGGCTGACCAGTACTCGCGGCCCTCGGGTGTGAAATTGCGGATTGCATCGAACGGTGACGTCTCGGACACCTGGTCTAGTTGTCTATGCTCGTGCTGCACGGCAACTCCTTTCCAGTTGCTTGCGGAGACCCGTCGAGCTGCAACTCGGCGGGTTCGTGCGTTCAGCGGCGGGTGGTGCCCGACCCGGCGACCCCGCGGGCGGCCGATGACGCGTCCGATTCCGGGTCGGGCTGCGCGTGGCCGACGGCGCCGCGCGCTCTCCCACACCCGCACCGGCGGACGTCGGAGTGATCTGTGAAGTTCGGGTTCGTGTCGTGGCCGGTGATCCAATCCAGCGCGCCGGCGATGAGCACCCGACCGTTCGCGTGGTTCTCGGCCCTTCGCCGGTCCTGTCGTGCCGCTGCGGACTCGAACTGCGCCATGTGGAACGACCCGAAGCTCATCAGGCACTGACCTTCTGAGCGTTTCGTCCGCTGGCTGCGGATTGATTGACCACAAAGAGGAGCGACAAGGGGACCTCGAGTGCCTCCGCGATGCGCTCGGCGAGCTGCGGGGTGCAGGTGGTCTTTCGTTCGAGGCAGAGCGCACTGATGAACGACTTCGAACATCCTGCGTATCGCGCCAGGCGAGCCATGGACATCTTGCGTTGCTCCATGATCGCCCGCAGTGTCGCTGCGGATTCGAGTTTCATCCAACTCCCCTTGGGCCATCGTCTGTGTGCCATGTCATCCTCTCTTGGTGTACGTCTCGGTGTCAAGTGACTGCGGATAATTAGCTCACCTATGGTGTACCCCTGTCAAGAACTTACATCGATGTATTTCCGCTAGCTGCGGATATGCGGCACCATGGGAAGGGATTTGTGGTGTACGCGCAATCGGCACATTCGTCGAAATCGAGGTGTCCGGTTCAGTGCACGGGGGGATTGCTCGATCGACTTGTGGAGGAAACCGTGGGCGATGTGAAAACGCCAGCACTGTGGAGCCTGATTCAGGCCCACCTCGACGAGTACGGAGTTACCGATGCCGAGTTCGCCCGACGCATGGGCGTCAGCCCGCAAACCCTCAACTCCTGGAAGAAGCGGGGCGTCCGGCAACTGCCCTCACGCGACAAGCTCGAGTCAGTCGCAGAGCTCACCCGGAACACCTACGCCCACGTGCTCGACGCCGCGCTTGTTGACGCCGGATACCGCAACGAACTGCGAGCCGAAGTCGTCGAAGTCGCCCAACGGATCCGAGACCTCGGCGCCGAATACTGGGATGCCCTCGACGACCTCATCGAAGAGCTGCGCCAGGAGCATTATGCCCGCATCGCAGCTCAGCGTCCCAAGCTCAGCGAGCTCATCGGCGACGGCACTCCGCCGACCACGGCCACGCGACCGACGGGCGAAGCCAAGTCGCGCGAGAAGAACCGCGGCGGGGGGAGCCTGCCGGACAAGATTCGTGACGCCGGCAAACGCGTGACGAACACTCGACTGGGTCTCGCGGCCGAATCCGATCAATCCAGCGACAACACGTTGCCTGCCTCTTACGACACCGACCCGCTTTCTGCGGACTCAACATCCAACGTCTCGGAAGAGGTTGAAGATCTCTCAGTCGCTGCACGTCGCGGCCGGGGCAAGACGAAGGGCGAGCAGCTTCGCGACCGCGATGCGCAACTGGGTGAGGAGTCGCAGGTGGCTCCGGACGAGGAGAACTAAGTCGTGCCGAAGCGGACAATGACGATCAGCAGACTGTGGTTTCACGAGTTCCGAAAGCCCTCGATGGTCCAGGACCTCCCCCTCCTCCCCGACGGGCGAGACCTCATCGACGTGTTCGAAGCCCACGCGAACTTGGCGAAGTCGAGCAGTCTCGTCCGAAACCGCAACGAGACGTATGCAGTCGTGACAAACGTCGATCGGGATGACCGAGCGCTCACGGTCACTTTCCGGTCCGGCAGGTTTGGCGAAGACGGAGAGATCACGGACGTCGGTTCCGGCGCCAGTAGAGGGACCTTCAGGCGAACGGACGCGACGACGGTTATCACACACGGCGTGTTGCTAGTACCCAGGAGTGGTACCAGCGCACTCGCCTTCACCGAACGTTCCGGTGGCTTCGGGGGGATGTCACATCTCGTCGAGACCTTCAACGAGTGGTTCGATGGCGTGTTCCACGATCACCGGATGAAGCGTGACACCGTGGTTCAGTCTGACGCGTGGCTGAAACGTGCCGACCTGATGAAGGTTACGGGGACGATCCGCAAGCACAAATCGGACATTGCGACCGATGGTCAGGACGAGGTGCTGGGCACGCTGAAACACGTGATCGAGCCGGGCGGCCGGGAGAAGTACTTTCCCAGACGTCTGCGAGATCGCCTGATGGAGAACAAGATCAACCGAAACAAGTTTCTTGCCTTCGATGAGAGCGACGTGGTTGACGAGATCGACATCACCCTCGGTGACGGCGACCAGGAGAAGACGTTCGAGATCGACGACGAGAAGACCCCGACCTTACGGCTCGTCCTCACGAAGAGCGGGGAATCTCCGCTATCCGCGGAGAAGGTGAAGAAGCGGGCGATGTCGGAGGCGGCCGATATCTTCGCTCACTACGACGTAGAGTGGGTGTCCTCGTAGGTGTCCGGAAGGTGGTGACCTGCTGTGGATAGCAAGTTCAGTGTCCTGCCGACGATCCGCGCGCATTACCGGACGTTCGTAAACGACGCCACAGGCGAACCGCACAAGACGGACTACATGATCGCACTCGGGGCCCCCGCGGTGACTGGACTTATCGTGTCCGCGACGATGGGCGCCAAGGGCCTCGTAATGAACGAGATCGGCGCCTATATCAGCGGCGTCGCGATTTTCACCGCGCTCCTCTTCGCTCTCGTCATCTACGTCTTCCAACTACGCATGCAGCTCGATGTGGATCAACGGGTGTCGCCGACGGGCAGACTCATCCGACTCGTTGACCAACTGTTCTCGAACGTGAACTACGCGGTCGTGATCGGAGTCGCGACAACCGTCACGGCCATGATCGCCGCCGCGTTCGCCAAAGACGGCGCGGTGAACTACGTGTGGGGCGGCATACTCGCTACGCTCGGGCTGCACCTGGTCCTGGTCGTGCTCATGTGCATTAAACGGGTTCAGTCAGCGTTCGGCCAGATTCGGCGTTTGCCCCGAACGACATCGGTGTAATTCCTGGTCAGAGCGTTTCTTGTCGGTGGTCATACCTACCGTCCTAACGCATGACGACCTACCACCCATGGCGAGACGCTCGCCGCCGACGCCATCTCGCGATCGAGTTCGTCGACAATCTGCCCGCCGGTGTGAGGGGCCGGATCACCGGCGACACGATCGAGGTGAACCGGCACATGTTGGGCGACGAGCGCCGGTGCACTATCGCGCACGAGCTCGTCCACGATGAGCGTCGCGTCTTCCCTACCGACCGCGTCCTACGGGCACGGGAGGAGCTGCGGGTAGAGCGGATAGCCGCACGCCGGCTGATCGCACTCGAGCGGCTCATCGACGCGCTGGTGTGGACTCGGCGCACCGAGGAGGTTGCCGAGGAGCTGTGGGTGGACGTCCCGATGCTCGTCGCGCTGGTGCAGTCGCTCACCGACCGGGAGCGCGACTGGATCGACGCCCAGTTACGCGAGCGGGGCGTCGCGTGACCGACGACGACCGGAGAATCCTCGACTTCGCTGGCCTCCGCTGGCATCACAGCGGCAACCAGGCCGACGCCATCCGGGCACAGTTCGACATGACCGTCACCCGGTTCCATCAGCGCGTGAACACCCTGCTCGACGACCCAGAAGCGCTAGCGTATGCACCACAGCTCGTGAATCGCCTGCGCCGCATCCGATCCACCCGAGCCCAACGGAGATCCCGACCATGAATCGACCAGCCTGATGGCGCGCCCACCACTCCCCCTCGGCACCTGGGGCAAGATCGGCCGCACCCAGATAGCGCCGGGCCGGTGGCGGGCCCGCGCCCGCTACCGCGACCACGACGGCAAGACACGCACCGTGGAGCGCTTCGGCACCTCAGGCGCCAGGGCTGAGCGCGCGCTCCTCGACGCGCTCGCCCAGCGGCGGCGCCCCGGCGGCTCGGTCGTCGACATCACCCGGGCCACCCGCATCTCGGAACTGGCCGCGCTCTGGCTCGCCAAGCGGGTCGAGTCGGGCGACTACGCCGCCGGCACACTCGACAACGACCGCGAGCTCATCGCTCTGCACATCGTGCCCGGGCTCGGTGACATACGAGTCTGCGAGGCCTCCGTCGGCGTGCTCGACGCGTTCATCCGCGCCGTACCGACCGACTCGCGGTCTCGGCAGTGCCGAACCGTGCTCTCGGGAATGCTGACCCTCGCGGCGCAGCACGACGCGATCGAGCGCAACCCGATGGTCGACACCACCCGCCGGTCCTCGACGCCGGCCGAAGCGCGCGCGCTGAGCGTCGATGAGCTACAGCAGCTGCGGATCCGGATCGCGACGTGGTCCGGCACCAACCAGTTCGGCCCGAAGCGCGGCGTCGACTTCCCCGATCTCGCCGACTGCCTCATCGGGTCGGGCGGCCGCATCAGTGAGGTCCTGGCGTTCCAGTGGAAGCACGTCCAGTGGGCCACTGATCTCGCCCCGGCGATGGTGTACCTCGCTGGAGCGATCAACAAGCGCGGCGAGTACCAGCCACGGCCGAAGACGGCGACGAGCCAGCATTGGCTGATCCTGCCGGACTTCATGGTCTCCGCGCTCGAGCGTCAGCGCGAACGGAATCTCCCGTCGAACGAGCTCGGGCTGGTGTTCCCCTCGCGCGACGGCGGCCCACGCACTACCGCGAACACCCGGCGCCAGTTCCGTGATGCGCGCCGCACGATCGTCGTCGACCAGGACGGCCGCCCGGACGGTCCCGCGGACATGTTCGAGTGGGTGACGCCGAAGACGTTCCGCAAGACTGTGGCGACGATCCTCGCTGACGAGGTCGGTATGGAAGCTGCGGCCGAGCAGCTCGGGCACACATCGCCGGAGATCACGCGCCGGCACTACGTGCAGCGAAAGAGGGTGACCGGCGATGTGCGGCACGTCCTCGATCGCCTCGCGCCGGTTTCCGGTGGGTTTTCGGTGGGCAACGAAAAAAGCGGCCCCACCCGGGTTGCGGGTGAGGCCGTCTGA